CAAGACGGTGTACTACCAGCGCCTGGGCGTGGTGGAAGTGGTCTACCCTGAAACCTTCGCGTATCGCGACGGCATCTAAAACCCGCGGGTTTTAGCCATGAAAGCGGCCCCGGATGTCTGGGGCCGCTTTTTCTTTTCCCAACTGGAGAACGATATGACGAAGAAGACTCAGGCGCCCCAGCGCAAAGCCCTGCCGGCCGCCAAGACAGCACCCGCACGAACCCCTCTCACCGCCTCCCCTGCTGCTGCCAGCACGGACCCACGCGATGGCGCCGATGCCCCGACCGACCTGCGCGACCCCACCGGCATGAAGGCCAACGAGGTCATCGACACAACCGATGGCGGCAAGGCCCTTGCCGAGACCCTGGCAGAAGACGCGCAGAAGGTCACCAACGCCCAGCTGCCTGTTGGCACAGAAGCCGAAGCTGGCCGCCACCGCCGCGTGGCACTGAAGGAACTCGAGATGGTCGAAGCCACCATCACCAAGCCCTTCCGCATCACCGCGGATGACGGCGGCGTGCATGAGTACGCGGTCGGCACCAAGAAGATCCCGCGCGAGCATGCCGAGCACTGGTACGCCAAGGCTCACGGCGTCACCATCAACGACTGAACCCCGGCCCCGGAAAGGACAAAGCAAATGCCTGATATCACAACCGTAACGGCTGACTCCTTCCGGGTTGCCTTCCCTGCTTTCGCAGATGACCTTGCATACCTGGGACCAGAGATTGACTTCTGGATTGCCCTGGGCACGAACATGATCAACGTGGGCCGCTGGGGCAACCTAGCCAGCTTCGGCCTGCAACTCTTTGTGGCGCACAACCTGAGCCTGGAAGCGGCACGCTGCGGCCAGGGTGCAGCCAGCGGCCCCGGTGCCATCCTTGGCCCGCTGACATCGGCCACGGTCGACAAGGTCAGCTACAGCCGCGACTCGAGTGCTGCCATGGACCCGAAGAACGGGCACTGGAACTTGACGACATATGGCCTGCGCTATATCCAGCTGGTCCGCATGGTCGGCGCCGGCCCCCTGCATATCGGCGCGCCGCTGGGTGCCAGCAACTACGGCTACGGCGGCGCATGGCCGGGACCCGATATCTACCCGCCCATGAGCGGCGGCATCTGATGGCGAAGTCGAACAACCGCAGCGGCGTGCGCATCGGCGGCGCCGGGCTTGCGGGCCTGAAGGATGCGCTGGAGCTGCTGACGAAGAACGAGGTGCTGGTGGGCTTCCCAGAGGATGGCGCCGAACGCCAGGACGGTGAAGACCCGACGAACGCCATGCTGGGCTACATCCATGACAACGGGGCGCCTGAAGCCAACATCCCGGCCCGCCCTTTCATGCTGCCGGGCATCGAAGCCGTGCAGGATGCAGTCGCCGACAAGCTGGGCCAGACGATGCGCGCAGTGTTGCGCGGCGACGGACCGCAGCGAGTCGAGCAGGGATTCACGCAGATCGGCTTCCTTGCCATGAACAGCATCAAGCGCACCATCAACGCTGGCGTGCCCCCTCCCCTGTCGGACTTCACCTTGCGCGCCCGCATGAAGTCTGGCCGCAAGAACGGCGGCGGCGCCCGCATAGGCGCGGCGCAGGAACTCGACCGGCGCTGGGATGGGCAGGCACCTAGCACGGAGTTCGCCAAGCCGCTGGTCGATACCGGCCAGATGCGCAACGCGGTTACCTATGCCCTGCGGCCAAGAAAGAGAGGCTGAGCATGCCATTGCTAGATGTGTCCTTTGTGACGCAGGACCCCATGCTGTCCGATGTCTTCGCGGTCCAGCGCCGCGACGATGTTGTCGGCGAGAACGGGCGCACACTGCCAACGGTCTACCAGACCTTTACGCGGGTGCGCGGCGTCATCACATTTCAGAGCCCCGGCGACCTGCTGCGGCGCGACGACTCGCAAAGCGTGCCCAACCGGATCTTCATCGCCACGAAGTTCAAGATCCGCAAGGCCAGCGTGGAGAACGGACGCAGCTACCAGCCCGACCTGATTACCTGGGACGGCATCGTCTACACGGTCGAAGAGGTCATGCCCTATCACCGCTACGGCAAAGGGGTCTACGAAGTCATCGCTTCTTCGCAGAACGCCATGGACCGACCGCAATAGGAGCACCATGCCATACCTACTTCCAGACAGCGCAACGACGCCTGCCTATGCCGAGCCTTTGGAAGACATCTTCCAGCGGCTTCTGGTGGGCATAACGGGCCTGCAACCGCAGCTGGTGCGGCCACGCTGGCAGCCGGAACCGCCCAACTTGCCGGACTTCAGCATCAACTGGGTCGCCTTCGGCATCACGGAAGGCGACAAAGACAAGTTCCCCTGGACCAAGCAGCTGGACGCTTTCAAGATGGTGCTGGAGCGCGACGAGGAACTCAGCGTCCTCTTCAGCTTCTACGGCCCCAACTGCCAGAGCATCTGCGCGCTGTTTCACGACGGCATCTACATCGACCAGAACCGCGCCGACCTTGCGACAGCAGGGGTCAAGCTCATCGACCTGAAGGAGACCCGCCAACTGCCTGCACTCATGAAGGAAAAGTGGATGAAGCGATGGGATATACGCGGCGACTTCCGCCGCCGAGTCCAGCGCATCTACACGACTAACGCAATCGAGCGCTTCGACGGCGTCGATCTGAACAACGACGAATACGTCACGCCAATCACCATCACGCCGCCAACAACCTAAAGGAATCCTGAACCATGCAACCATCCCTCGCCCTTTCGCGCATCGTCAAGGTCGATGTTCTGCTGTCCCCTGCCGGTGCCCAGGCCCAGAGCCTGAGTAACATGCTGATCCTGGGCACGTCGAACGTCATCGACTCGAGCGAGCGCTACCGCAGCTACAACCTGCTGGCCGATGTGGCCTCCGACTTCGGCACGACCGCCATGGAATACCTTGCCGCCAGCAAGTGGTTCAGCCAGGTGCCGCAGCCGACCGAGCTGCTTATCGGCCGCTGGGTCAACGCCAATAGCCGCGGTGGCCTGCGCGGCGCCACGCTGTCGGCATCGGCCCAGGCAATCGCCAGCTGGAACGCCATTACGACCGGCAGCTTCAAGATCGCCAAGAATGGCGCCGCAGGCGTCGACGTCACGGGCCTGAACTTCAGCGGCGCCGCCAACCTGAATGCAGTGGCCGGCATCATCGCTGCAGCCGCTGGCATGACTGGCACGACCACAGTCGTCTGGAACGCGACCTACGCGCGCTTCGAGATCGAAAGCACGACCGCCGGCGTCACGTCTGCGATTGGCTTCTTGGTCCCTGCTGCAACCGGCACCGACATCTCGGCCAAGCTGGGCATGACGGCGGCCAGCAGCGGCGCCTATGTCTACACAGGCCAAGTCGCGGAAACCGCCCTGGCTGCTGTGGCACTCATGGACAACCTGCTGGGCCAGCAATGGTATGGCCTCGCCATCCCTGCAGGCACGAACGACGACCATCTGGCAGTTGCCGCCTACATCGAAGGCAGCGGCACCAAGCACACCTACTGGGTAACGTCGGCAGAAGCTGGCGCCCTGGTGGACAATTCGTCCACGGATCTGGGTTATTTGTTGTCACAACTGAATGTGCGCCGCACGTATTGGCAGTTCTCCAGCTCAAACCCGTATGCTGCTATCAGCGCGGCCGCGCGTATCCTGACGACGGATTACAGCGGCGCCAACACGGTGATTACGCTGAAGTTCAAGAACGAGCCCGGCATCATCGCCGAGTACCTGAACGCCAGCCAAGCCAACGCGCTGGAAGGCAAGAACGGCAACGTCTTTGTCCACTACAACAACGACACCTCCATCCTCGAACAGGGCGTGATGGCGGATGGCACCTACACCGATGTGGTCTGCGCCACCGATGCCCTTGCCATCGAGATCCAGACGGCGCTGTTCAACGTGCTCTACACCAGCGTCACGAAGATCCCGCAGACAGACGCCGGCCAGCAGATCCTGCTTGCCACCTGTGAAGCCGTCTGCAGCGCCTACGTGACCAACGGCGCCCTGGCACCCGGTGTCTGGCAGTCCAACGGTTTCGGCTTGCTGAAGACGGGTGACTTCATGGAGAAAGGCTTCTACGTCTACTCGCAGAGCTTCTCCGTGCAGAGTCAGGCCAATCGCGGCGCGCGGAAGGCGATGCCAATCCAGATCGCTGCCAAGCTGGCCGGTGCTGTCCATAGCGTGGATGTCGCCGTCACGGTCAACCAGTAAATCAACAAGCAGCAACTAGGAGTGAATCGACATGAGCAAAGTTTATAGTTTTCTGGACGTCAAGGCCGCCATGGTCGGCCCCGGCATCGCCATCGTCCTGGGCTCGGAAGCCGGCGTGTCCGAAGAAGGCATCACGGTCGCCCTGACCGAAGACATCGGCGGCATGCAGGTCGGTGCAGACGGCTACGGCCAGCACAGCCTGTACGCGAACAAGAGCGGCCAGATCACGGTCCGCCTGATGAAGACCTCGCCCACCAATGCCCTGCTGTCGGCAGCCTATGCCTTCCAGACGTCGGCTGGCGCCAACTACGGCCAGAACACAATCACCATCACCGACTTCAGCCGCGGTGACGTGATCACGGCCGAAGGCGTGGGCTTCACCAAGATGCCCGACAACACCTACGCCAAGGAGGCCGGCATTATGGAATGGGTCTTCAACGCGCTGCGCATCACCGAAACCCTGGGTAGCTAAAGCCTGCTACCGGAGACCAAAAAATGAATGACACCAAGGAAATCGAAGTAGGCGGCCAGATGTACCAGATCGGCAAGCTGGACCTGATGATGCAGTGGCACTTGACCCGGCGCCTTGCGCCGATCCTGGCTACTGCAGGCATCAGCCTTGCCATGCTGGCAGACGGCAGCAAGAAGTTGGAGATGGCCGACTTCATCCCCAGCTTGGGGCCGGTCGCCCAGATCATGTCGATGATGGATGACAAGGACAGCGACTACATCATCTTCCATTGCTTGGCAGTCGTCAAGCGCAAGGATGGCGAGCGCTGGGCGCCGCTGACGCAGGGCAAGGGCTTCATGTATCAGGACGTGGACATGCCGGGCATGCTGCGTCTTGTCGTTGAAGTGCTGAAGCACAACCTGCAAAATTTTACGCTGGGACTCGCCGAACGGATGACATCGGCAAGCTCCTAAGGTTTGCAACGGGGCCAGGGGAAGTTAAGTACATCGGCATGGCCGATGGCGAAGACTACCTCTGGCGACCGGTCATGCGTGGCCTGCTGACTGCCGACAAGCTGCTCGGCACGCAGCTGGACCTTGCCTTCATCGCTATGTGCAATGAAGCCATCGACGTCGAAATCGAGAACAAGGCGCGGACAGAGTCCTGGCTGCGCGCCAAACAAACGAAGAGGTAACCCCGATGTCCGACTCAACCATTCTGCGGGAGTACCTGGTATCGCTGGGCTTCAAGGTCTCGGCCCCAGAAGCCAAGAAGTTCGACCAGGGCCTGGAGAAGTGGGATAAGCGGGCCACCGCCCTATCACGCAGCCTGTTCGGCGTCGGGGTTGCCGCCCAGGCCATGGTGACGCAGTTCGCGTTTTCCATGGAGAAGCTGTACTACGCCAGCCGCCGCACCGACAGCGCGGTCGGCAGCATCCAGGCGCTTGACTACGGCTTTCGCAAAGTTGGCGGCAGCAGCGAGACTATCCGGGGCAGCCTTGAAGCGCTGGCCCGCAACCTGCGCAGCAACCCGGGCCTGACCGGCCTGCTGGAAAGCCTGGGCGTGCCCGTCAAGGGCCGCGACAAGGCCGACGTCCTGACGGACCTGGTCGGCCAGCTGAAGAAGATGCCCTTCTACGTGGCCGAGCGCTTTGCCAATCTGTTCGGCATCGACCCGGATACGCTGTTCATGCTGCAAGACGGCCTGGACGAGATGAAGAAGGCCCAGGCTGAACGGAAGCAGATGGCGGCCGAGATGGGCGTCGACACTGAAGCTGCAGCCCTTGCCGGCAAGGAATACGCGAACCAGTGGCGCGAGATCGCCGAGTATGCCGGCCTGTTCCGTGATGCGCTTGCCATGGGCATGCTGCCGAAGCTGATGGAGGTCGCTGGTGTCACCAAGGAATTGCTGAAGGACTGGACTGCAATTGCACAGATGGACTTCGGCAGCTTCTGGGACAAGCTGAAGGAGGGGCTGGGCATCAAGGCACCTGGTGGCGGCGTGAAGCTGACCGCAGATGCCCGGCAGCGCCTGGGCCTGCCGCAAGACGACCAAAAACCCGGACTCGGCGGCAAAAACTTCCTGACGTCGAACATCAATGACTATGCAGACGCCAGCAAGGCCCCCACAACGGCCCCAGGCGCGTCAACGGCGCCCTCCCCTGCCCAGCCCCCTACCCTGGGCTGGATGGAGCGCCTGAAGCGTTGGGGCAAGCCTGCATACAAGAACGCGGCCGAAGATGCGAAGAACCCAGTCGTAGCGACCGGGCCAGCGGTCAGTGTCGGCCCCATTCCATCCGGCGTTCGTGTTGATGGGGCCATGCCGGTCAATTCCAAGGCGCCTAGCGCAGCTGATGGCAGCGCCGATGCCCTGTTCCGCCGACTCGAGCAGCAGTACGCGCTGCCGGCTGGCCTGCTCGACCGGGTCTGGAAGGCTGAATCGAATCGTGGTGACCCGCGGTTCATGCAGAGTAGCGCCGGTGCCAAAGGCCACTTCCAGTTCATGGACCCTACCGCCAAGCAGTATGGGGTGAAGGACCCCAACGACTTGGCCCAGTCTGCGGAAGGCGCGGCCAAGTATTACGCCGACCTGCTGAAGAAGTATGACGGTGACGCCGCCAAGGCTGCAGCCGCCTTCAACTGGGGACCCGGCAACTTGGACCGCTACGGGCTTGGCGCGGCGCCAGAGGAAACGCGGAAGTACATCGAGAAGGTGGCGCCGCCCCAGCTGAACCAGACGAACAACATCACGGTCACCGGCGCCGCGCAGCCGCAGGAATCAGCCCGCGCCGTTCAGTCGGCCATGGAAGACGTCAACGCCGACGCCATCCGCAACTTCACGCCAAAGGTGCAATAAATGTCAGCATTCTCTGGATACGTAACCGCAGCCTTGCAGCTGGGCCTGCAGTCCATCCAGGTTCGGCCGCAACGCTCTATCGGCGGCTTCACGGCACAGGTCGTGTTTGAAGAGACCCATGTCGATGAGCTGGTCATCACCGACCACCCAGTCGAGACCGGGGCGCGCATCAGCGACCACGCCTACATGAAGCCGTCCGAGGTCACGATTCGATGCGGCTGGAGCAATAGCCCCACCGCATCGGGGCTGGTGGCCGGCCTGCTGGGCGCCGTGACCGGCACCATCAACGGCATCACGTCGCTATTCAGCGGCAACAGCGAAAGCCAGGTGCAGGCCATGTATAAGAGCCTGCTGGACCTGCAACGCTCGCGCATCCCGTTCGAGATCCAGACCGGCAAGCGTATCTACAGCAACATGCTGGTGCAGAGCCTGCGCATCGTGACGGACAAGGAGAACGAGAACACCTTGGCCGTGACGGCGGTCTGCCGCGAAGTGCTGATGGTCAGCGTGCAGATCGCAACTGTGGCTGCCCCTGCCGCCAGTCAAGCCGACCCGGCTGCCACTCAGTCGCCAGTCAGCAAGGGCGTCAAGAGCCTGATTCCTGCGCCGGTCTTCAACGCCATCGCGGGCGCGCAGAGCTTCCCTGTTAAGGCGCTCACCAAGCTCGTCGGGGTGCCGCTATGACGCCGTATGAGATTCCGCTGACGCCAGAGCCCCAGAGCTTCACGATTCAGCTGGGTGGCATCGACTACTACATGACCCTGGCCTGGAACCGCGCGAGCGCCTGCTGGGTGCTGGACATCGCCGATGAAGACCGGCTGCCCATCGTCAACGGCATCCCCCTGGTGACGGGCCTGGACCTGCTGGAGCCCTACGCGCATCTGGGCTTCACAGGCGCCCTTCTGGTGCAGACGGACTTCGATGCCGATGCCGTGCCGACCTTCGACAACCTGGGCATCACCGGCCGCCTGTATTTCGTAACGGAGCCCTAACATGGAAAACAAGCAGTTCGGCCGCCGCGTATCGCTGCTGCTGGTGGAAGGCGAAAAGGCGCTGGACCTGAGTGCCATGCACTTTCGATTCCGCAGCCAGCAGTCGGATGAAGAGTCGCCCGACAACTGCGCCATCCGCGTATGGAATCTTGCCGAAGACACGGTGAAGAAAATCCGCGGCGAGTTCAGCAAGGTGGTCCTGCAGGCTGGCTACGACGGCTCGGCCTTCGGCGTCATCTTCAGCGGCACCGTCAAGCAGTATCGGATCGGCAAGGAGCCGGACGGCATCAACAGCTACCTTGACATCCTGGCAGCTGATGGCGACATCGCCTACAACTGGTCCATGGTCAACCAGACCCTGGCAGCCGGCAGCACTCGAACCGAGCGCCTAGCCGCCGCGATCAAGGCCATGAATCCCAACGGCGTTACGGCTGGCAAGAACCTGATTCCGCCGACAGGCGGCGTGCTGCCACGTGGTAAGGTGCTGTTCGGGCTGGCCCGTGCTGCCCTACGCGCTGAGTCGAATGCAGCCGGCGCCACATGGACCATCACGGGTGGCAAGGTCAACATCGTGCCGCTGGAAGATTACCTACCTGGTGAAGCCGTCGTCCTGACAGCCGAGACCGGGCTGATAGGCCGCGCCGAGCAGACGGAAGCCGGGCTGCGGGCGCGGGTCCTTATCAACCCGAAGATCGTCGTTGGTGGCCTTGTCAAGATCGATAACAAGAGCATCAACCAGACGGTGGCGGCTCGCGGCTCTGAGATCGAAGGCGCCCAGCTGGCCTACGACCGCTACGCCGGCGTGCAGATGCTGGCGACCATAACCGCTGACGGCCTCTACCGCGTCTATGTCGCCGAGCATACCGGCGATACGCGCGGCGTCGAATACTACACCGACCTGATCTGCTTGGCAGTCGACCCGGTCACAATGAAGGTCAAACCCTATGGATAGACGCGAACGGGCAGGCGACCCGCAAACAGCCATGCGGGCGGTTCAGCAGGAACTGGCGTCAACCCTTTGGACGACGCTGCCCGGCATCATCGAATCCTACGACTCGACCAAGCAGACTTGCAGCATCAAGCCCGCCATCAAGGCCAGGGTTCAGAGCCAGCGCGGGGCCTTCAGCTGGGTCGAACTGCCGCTACTCGTTGACTGCCCCGTCATCTTCCCAGCCGGCGGCGGCGTCGCCCTGACCTTCCCGGTCGTCAAGGGTGATGAAGCCCTTGTCATGTTCGCTGACCGCTGCATCGACAACTGGTGGAAGATGGGCGGCATCCAAGAGCAGCCGGACCTGCGCATGCATGACCTAAGCGACGGCTTTGCCCTTGTCGGTATCGCCAGCCTGCCGCGCGTCATGCCTGGGCTCAGCAACGCCGGCGCCCAGCTGCGGACAACCGCGGGCACGACCAAGGTCGAAGTGACGCCTGCCGGCAACGTGAATCTGACGGCAGCCGCAGAAGTGACCGTAGCGGCGCCTATTGTCCGCATCACCGGCACGCTGATCATCAACGGCATCCCTTATGCGACGCACGTCCACACCGGCGTCCAGACAGGCGGCGCCAACACCGGGGGCCTTCCATGAGATACCGCAAGATGACGCCGGAAGGCGACTACCAATTCAACGGGTCCAGCGCCTTCCTATCCAACTCACCCGAGACGGTCGCCCAGGCCGTGCTAACGCGGCTGCGGCTCTACCGCGGCGAGTGGTTCCTAGACAGTCGCCTGGGCCTGGACAAGGACAAGATTCTGGGCTACGGAACGGCGCCGACCCGCGACCGCGAGATCCAGCGCCGCATCCTGCAGACGCTGGGGGTCAAGTCCTTGGTTTCCTACGTCAGCACCATAACAGACCGCGCCTTCAACGTCAGCGCTCGCATTGACACCATCTACGGAATCGCGGAAATAAACGAGGCCCTTTGACATGCCATTCCCACTTGCAACCCTGGCCGCCACCGTCGACGCCAACGGCATCACGGCGCCGCCCTACTCCGACATCCTGCAGTCACTGCAGGCCAGCTTTCAATCCATCTACGGCAGCGATGCCTACATCGAGCCCGATAGCCAGGACGGCCAGCTGCTTGCCGTCTTTGCCAAGGCCATCAGTGACAGCAATGACGTTGCCATCGCCGTCTACAACAGCTTCAGCCCGGCCACATCAACGGGCCGCGCACTCAGCAACAACGTCAAGCTGAACGGCATCAGCCGCGCCATCGCCAGCCGCGGTTCGGTGCTGCAGCGCGTCGTTGGGGTCATCGGGACGACGATCATGAACGGCATCGTCGCAGACGCCCAGGGCAACCGCTGGCTGCTGCCTGCTGCAGTCACCATCCCAGGCGCCGGCCAAGTCGACGTCACGGCGACCGCCGAAAAGGATGGCGCCATCACCGCAGGCATCGGGACCTTGACAACGATCGCCAATCCGCAGCAGGGCTGGCAGACGACGACGAATATCAGCGCAGCGGCGCCGGGCGCGCCAGTCGAGTCAGACGCCACCCTACGGCGCCGCCAGACGTTTAGCACGGCCCTGCCCAGCCGGACGGTCTTGGATGGGATTGTGGGGGCCGTTGCAGCCCTTCCCGGCGTGACGCAGGTCAAGGCCTACGAGAACGATACCAACGCGACGGATTCCAATGGCCTGCCAGAGCACAGCATCGCCTTGGTGGTCCTTGGCGGTGACAGCCAGCAGATCGGCGACACCATCCTGCCGAAGAAGACGCCGGGCGCCTACACGCATGGGACGACGGTCGTCACAGTCGTGGGTAGCGGCGGCATCAATTACAGCATCCGCTACTTCATCCCGACGTTTGTGCCGATCAAGGTAGCCATCACGGTCAAGACCTACCCAGGCTATACGACCGCCATCGGCGAGCAGATCAAGGCATCTGTGGCAGCCTACATCAACGCGCTGGGAATCGGCAAGCGGGTCGACCTTGGCAGGCTCTACATGCCGGCTCAGTTCTTCGGCGCCATTGGTTCGGAGACCTTTGAAGTCAACGTCCTGCAGATCAGCATCAACCCTGCTGCAGTCGCAAGCGCTGATGTACCCATCGCCTTCAATGAGATGGCGACCAGCTTGGTGGCAAACATTGCTCTGACGGCGGCGCCATGACAGCAGATGACTACATCTTACTCATCACCAGCCAGCACGCCGACAAGCCCCTTTTCGTCGAAACCGTCCGGACCCTGACGGACGCCGTCGCCCAGACTGGGAACGCAGTGGCCGCGCTATCCGACAACTTCGATCTGTCACAGGCTGTTGGCGTGCAGCTGGACGCCATAGGCCTGTGGGTGGGCATCGGCAGGCGCCTGAACGTCGAGCTGACCGGCGTCTACTTCGCCTGGGACAGCACCGATCTGGTCGGCTGGGATTCAGGCACTTGGAAAGGCGAGTTTGATCCAGACACGGGCATCAGCGTCTTACCAGATGATGCCTACCGGCAGATCATCCTTGCCAAGATCGCCGCCAACAGCTGGGACGGAACCATCGCTGATGCCGAGCGCGTATGGAATATAGTGTTTGCCGACACCGGCCAGAACATCGTGGTCCAGGACAACCAGGACATGAGTATGGCGATCAACTTCACGGGGCCATCGCTAACGGCTATCCAGATCGCTCTGCTCACATCTGGCTTCTTCCCGCTGAAGCCGGAAGGAGTTCGCATTGCCTTCTACAACTATCCACCAACTGTTGGCACTCTCTTCGCCTGGGACTCTGACAGCGTGACGCTGCAGGGCTGGGACATCGGGCGCTGGGCAGTTGAAATTTAACCACTGAAAGACATCATGGCAGCCAATAAGATTCTCACCTTCTCGCCGACTGACATCGGCACCAACTTGCTGACGGACACCGAGTACGCCGCCGACAGCCAGCGAACGAACGGCAACCAACCCGGTACGGCACGCAGCAAGCTAGTCAACAAGGCCCTGCGGCAGGCATCACTCATTGCAGCAGGTCTGTCGCAGCTGATGGCGGACAGCCAGGGCACGGACCTGGTCGATACGCTGACGCCGGCGCAGATTGCGACTATCTTTAAGGCGACATTGAGTGCTGCCAATATCTTCGCCACGGCTCCGCAGTTTAACGCCACCACGTTGCCTGCTACTACGGCATTTGTGCAGCGCGCAATCGGCAATTACCAATTCGGCCAGCCCATTAGCATTGTTGGTAACTTTGCCGTGACGGACGTTGGTGGCGCGTTCTACATCCAAGCTGCGGGCACCTATGGTTTGCCCGCATTGTCGGCCGTAAACTTCGGATCGTCGTTTTCCATGATGGCGACCGTTGATGGTGTGGTGATTGACGGAAATGGCGCAGACCAATTTTTGAGCGGCAGCGCGGCGCTCAGTACCGTTACGCTCAACAACGGCGATTCTGCCGTGTTTACCAAGATTGGCGGATTTTGGGCTATCACTGGTGGCACCGCATCGGCCCGTGGCAGTCAAGGTGACTATGGGCGAAGCCTTAGCGCCAATGGCTGGCAGCGCCTACCAAGCGGATTGATTATTCAATTCTTTACCGGCAACGGCAGCGCCTCTGCCGGTTCACCTTTTGTTAGTCGTGTTTTCCCGATCGCATTCCCCACGGCATGTATCGCCGTCACAGCGATGTGCGACAACCCCGCCGCGTACCTTGCGTCATTCAATGGCAAAAGCACGTCCGGCGTGAACATCGGGACATTTGAAAATATCAGCGGGTCAACTTCCAACGCGGCATACACCGCAATCGCAATCGGGTACTAATCATGTTCTACAGCGCATCAACAAACGGTTTTTACACGCCTGAAGTTCACGGCGGAAACGTGCCCGGCGACGTGGTGGAAATCACGGAACAAGCACATGCCGAACTCCTGGCCGGTCAGTCGGCTGGCAAGGTCATCGTTCCCAACAGCGACGGCAACCCCGTGCTTGCTGAGCCGCCCCCGCCCCCGCCTATCAGCGTCGATGAGCGCATCGGCAAGCTGTCAGCGGCAGTTCAGAGACATCTCGACGTGAAGGCGCAGAGCTTCGGCTATGACAGCATTGCTGCCGCGGTCGGCTATGCAGACGAACCAGCAGTCGCCCGCTTCCAGAATGAAGGCCGAGCCCTGCGTGCATGGCGCTCGCTTGTCTGGGCGGCTTGCTACGACTTGCTGGAGCGCTACCGCGCCGGTGAAGCAGACGAGCCCACGGCTGCAGAACTCATCGCCACCCTGCCTGACTTCGATCTGCCGGGCTGATTTCATCAACTACTGGAGCACATCATGACGCTGAAGGAAAAATACTGGGCCTGGTACAACGCGCATATCGTTAAGGGCTTCTACAAGTCCTGGGCGTGGCTGACCAGCGTGGCCTCTCTGCTTATCGCCTACGGACCCGACGCCGCGACCTTCGTCCTCGAACACGCCGACCTGATTCAGACGGGGCTACCCAGCTTGCCCCCTGCCCTGAAGAGCTTGGTGCTGCTGGTGGCGCACGGCATCATCTTCTTCGTCAGGCCACTGAAGCAGAAGAGCATGCCGCCTGCTGTCGTCGAAGTGCCGGTCATCGTGACTACGCCCGCCCCTGGGGAGCCCTGGCCGCAGGCCGGCAAGCCTGAAGGCACGGAGTCGGCGCTATGACTCTGGAGGCCTTGCGCCGGCGCTGGTGCATCATCGTCGCCCGCACTATCTGGGCCGCCGGTGACACGGCACCCGTCCGGCTGCTGCTGGCATGGTCATCCGGCGTCTACGCCATGACGCTGGGCATAAACACATGGCAGGGCAACCTGCTGTTCGACCGCCCCGCCTACGCGCTGATGGACCTCGTCCACATCGGCTCGTTGCGCGGTGAGTGGCTTTGGGTCTTTATTTTTACCCTGCATTGGGTTGGTGTTCATTGGAGGATCTTAGATCCAAAGGAGCGGGTATGGGCTGGGATTCTGGTCAACTTCTACGGGTTCGTGATATGGTTTTACTCGACCCTTTCCATCAATCTCAGCCTTGGTCTGCTCCTACCCACTTCTTCAACCGAATGGGTGCTGATAGTGGCAAGTGGCTGGGCCCTGTACCGCACGGGTTTACGGCGGGAAATGGTGACGGCGTGACCTATCTGCCAATAGCGCAGCAGACGACGCAGCAGCAGCTGGTGAATCCCATCCCAGCGCTTCCCATCACTGGCGAAACTGCGACCGGCGTGGGGGCCGGTACGCTGATCGTGGGCCTTGCCATCATGTGGCTGCGCCGACGCATCAGCCGCGACGGACTCGAGACCGCCAAGGACCGCGCCGAAGGCGGCATGGTCGATGCCCTGATGAAGGTGAATAAGTCGCTCATCGAAGAAAACGAGCGGCTGATGAAGTCAGCAAACGAGGCCTGGAGCGTACGCAATGCAGATGCTGCGCGTATCGCCACCCTGGAGTCAGAACTCGGCTACCTGCGCCGCGAGTTCGAGCGCATGCGGCCGGTGGTTGTTTCGTCGTCCAAGGCGCTGACCGACAGTGGCCTGATGCCCTTGACAGATATGCGAAAGGCCCAACGAAATGAATGAACTCAAACCGCGCACTGCGCAAGACTGGTCCCTGATACTGCTGGGCTGCGGCGTCAAGCCGACAACGGCCGAGAAGTGGGGGCCGGTCTTTGCCGCTGTCCTGCGCCCCTACGTCTTCAGCCGTGGCGAAGCCGATCTGGTGGACTTCCTGCCGACCATCCTTGTGGAAAGCGCGAAGCTCGAACGTCTGGTGGAAGACGGCCGCTACAGCGCCCCGCGCATCCGCCAGCTGGCGGCGGCCAGCGGCCTGAACACTCGCTGGCGCAGCATGGGGTCCATCGCCGAAAGCATCGCCAACAATGAAGACGCCTTCTTCGAGGCCTGCTACGGTGGCCGCATGGGGAACAACATCCCAGGCGATGGCAGCAAGTACCGCGGCAGGGGGCTGATCATGCTGACGGGCAAGTCGAACTACGCTTGGCAGGGAGCCTACAGCGGCCAGGACCTGGTCGAGAATCCCCAGCTGGCCGAGCAGCCGCACTTCGCGCTTCAGTTCGCCATCGACTGGTGGGAAGGCAAGATTCCCGACTCCATCCTTGGCGATACCGTGCGGCTGCGGAAGATCGTCAATGGCGGCGTCTTCGGGCTGGCCGAGGTCCAGGCGATGAAGACGAAAGTCCAGAAGGTGCTGACGTGATGAAGCTGTTGGGGCTGCTGCCGAACCCCTGGCTGATTCTGGGCCTTCTGGCGCTCTTGACAGGCGTGGGGCTGTCTGCCTATAGCCGGGGCCATGAAAACGGCGCCAACAGCGTGCAGACGGCCTGGGATGCAGAGTCCCAGGCCAGGGCGGAAGAGAACAAGAAGTTGATCCGCAAGAATGAAGCCGAAACCCGGGCGTTGCAGGATGCCGCCGATGCCGAAAGGAAAACCAGTGCTGAAAAATATGCTGCTGCCCAGCGCAGCCTTACTATTGCTCTTAACGGGCTGCGCGACCGGCCCGAAAGGCCCGGCCCTGGTGCAGCAGATCTGCCCGGTGCTGCCGGCCCTGGACCCAGCTGTACCGGCGCCGGACTATATCGCGGAGATGCAGAGGTTCTTATCCGGCTCGCTGCCAGCGCCCGAACCGTTGCCGATCAGCGGGACGCCTGCTACCGGCGCTACGGGGAAGCCCGCGACACCTTGAACCGCATCAACGGCTCGGCAGGCGCGGCCAAACCGTGACTACCGCAACGGTGTTGCCCTGCTTCAGCGGCGGGTAGCTTTGACGCGCTATCTCGACATTCATGCCAGCCATACCGGCGGCTGCGATCAGCTGCCGAAACTCATGCTCATAGAAGGCGATGGTCGCTGCCTGGGCCTTGCGGTTGTTCTCGGCGACTTCTTCCGGCGACCTGCGTGGTGGCTGTACCGGTGCAATCGGGGCCGATCCGCAGTACTGGCAGCCGCGCTCGCCGTTGGGGCCGTAGTTGTCGACGTAGCTGCAGGATTGGCCGCTGGCTGGGCACTCATCGAAGTCTTGTGGTTGGGAGTTCATAAGGTTCTGCCTTCGTTGTAAAAATTGATGGCGCGCAATTCGCGCTGCATGAATGCCGTCAGCATTGCCGTGCGCTCGATTCCTAGCGCATCAGCGGGGCAGTGATGCCCGTAGCAGTAGGCACGCTTTCGCAGATAGCGCACGTGACCCCATGCCCCGCCCCTGTTCACAGTCAGGGAGCGGGGCGCCTTTTTGCGTTTGCGGGCGCTCATGCGTTCATATCCTCCGCTACCCCTCGGACGATGGAGCTTCCTGTGGGTGGAAGCGTCGGGGCCGCCGTATAGAGCCCACCTAGGCCAGGGTCCCGCATCATCTGGCGAAACCGCTTGGTCACGTAAGCGGCCCCTACCATGACAGCGATACCTGCGGTGCCGATCATGCCAAGCAGTATCAGAGTCAGCCAGTTCGCGGCTTCGCAGGTATTCATAGTTTGGTCGCCATGATTGCGGCACGAACTGCTTCTTCCTTCTCGTAGCGCTCCTTATGCCAGGATGCAGCGACAAGCCCCCGCAGAACGTGCTTGTCGCAGGCGTTCAAGACGTCTGTTGGCAGCGTCTTGATGTGCTCATAACGGAAGCCTGCGGCCAGGTCCAAAACGATTGCACGGTCGCCATAGACCAGTTCACCGCGCGCCGTGATGGTCATGTCCGTGCTCAGCGTCTGCAGCTTGTTGAAGACCCAGTCGGGCTGCTGTAGCAGGTAGAAAAGATGCTGACCGACAGGTGTCATCAGCATGCGCTGCCACCACTTGAGCTTCTTCATAGCAATGGCACCCGGTACATGCTGGCGCCCGGCACCTTGTGCTTGTAGCCATCTGGGCAGGGTTCGCTTAGGCCCCGCCACCAGGTAGTTCCCGCCACCGTGGAATGCCAGCTCAGGCACTGCTCGTTGCGGCGCCCCGTGTCGAGGTTGATGCCGAACCAGCGGCCGTCTTCCTTATCGGCGGCGCGCTCGAACCAGAGGCGGCCGAGTTCATCGGGGTTGCCGTCAATCCGGTATTCCCAGATCCCAGAGCATGGTGGGCAAGGCCCCAGCACCCAGCCAGTCAGCGCAATCGCCCAGGCCGAGTATCCGTAGCCAAACGGATGAATGCCGGGCAGCACCAATTGGTCCCCAGCGACCGCGGCCACCGAGTTATCGGCATCGGCCACAATAGCCCTGCGCATCACGCGCGGCGCATCCAAAATCTTCTTCCGTTCCATTATCGTTTTCCTTTCAGTTTCTGACGTGGCTCCAAGGGCTTGGCAGCCGCCTGCACTTCGACCCAGGGGGAGACCATCTTGAAGCGCAGCGCCGTCCGCTTGGCATCGTGACCATCAGCTGGGGAGTAGTACCAGTCCCGCATCTCGCCGGCCCGGTTCTGCGCGTATTGGTAGAGCGCGCAAGCCCTGGCCTTGCTGTGATTGTTCTGGCCGGGACCCGGACAGCACCAGATTTCGTCGCAATCCTTCAGCTGCGCATAGAGGAAGGCAGCCACAGGCGTCCCGGCATCCATGGCGTCCAGTTCTTGCACGTGCACCCTGCCCTTGTAAGCGAGTGCCTTTACCTGCGCCGGTAGGCCCTCGGTGGGCTTGCGCAGATTGCTGGCAGAGGCCAGCATGGTGATGACGGCGCCGGGTTCCAGCTGGGCGCCAATCATTTTGATGGCGGCGGCCAGATAGTCGACCTGGGCCTGATTGATGCCCATGGTGCCGACGACCAGACCGACCTTGTAGCTACTGAGTGCCATGGCTAGTCGTTTGAAAGCGTGACTCTGCCGTCAAACTTTTCCCAGAGGTCAGCATTCAGATCTTCGACGGCACCGAGTTCGTTGGCACCAGGAACGGTTGAAACGATGGCGCCGTCATAGACCCACCCGCCGTTAGTCATGGCTCTAGACAAGACCAGCAGAATGCAGCCCTTCTTACTTTTGTGTTGGAACAGCTGTGGGAAAGCTGGTACTGCTTTGCTTTTTGCTGGTGGTTCAATAAGTGCTTTCATGGTGGTCCTCCTTGTTGAATAGATATACGTCAGCTTTGCCGGATGCGGCTGCCGCTGTTGGTCTTGATGATCTCGGCGCCGCCTGCAAAGCCACCGAAGGCATGGGCTCTGTGGTCGACAACCCAGATCTGCCGCTGCTCGACTCTGGCCCGTGTTTCCAGGGTCTCGAGTAGATCCTGAATCCCCTGATGGCTTAAGCCTTCCGTAGGCTCGTCCCATACCTCCAGCGGCAGGCTGGCACCGGTGCGGCTGCGTATGAGGTCGGAAAGCCCCATATTCGCGGCCAGACGCAACCGCTGGGCCTCGCCGCCACTCCAGGCCTCCCAGGGCACCGCCAAGCTGTTATGCGGTGATCTAACGGCTACGCTGAACCCACGCTGGATGCTGCCGCCTTTGGTTTCGCGGTCTACCTGGAAGTTCAGCTGCCAGCCGACCAGACCCAGGGCTTCGACGCTGCTGTTGACCTCTATCTCGAGTTCCGTAAGGGCTTCGGCTATCTGCTGCAAGCGCAGTTCCTTGAAGCCGCGTACCCAGTAGCTGTAAAGCCCCATCTTCGAGTTGCTGGCGTCCAGTTGCCGTTCGGTCGCCGCCAGTTCTTCGTTCAGCCGCTCCAGGTTCTGCCGCGCCCGCTTTTCCATGGCCGCATAGGGGTTCGTTTCGGCCTGGACGTCATCGAACTCCTTGTTAAGCCGCTTGATGTCGCGCTCTTCCTGCTGCAGGGCCTGCCGCGCCCTGGCGGCTTCATCTTCTGCCTTGCGCAGGCGCTTGACGCAGACATCGCGGACGGCGTCGTGCTCATCCAGGGCCTTGTTGGCGGCCTGGACTGCGGTCCTGGCTTCCTGGTAGGCGGTCATCGCCGCGGTCGTTTCCTTCTTCAGCTTCTCCAGACGCCTGACCTGCTTGTCCAGGGCCTCGTCGAGTTCGCGGGCTGACAGCTTGTGGCCGCACTTCGGGCAGGGCTCGCCGCTTTCCAGGGCGTCGAAGTGTTCGTCTTCATGCTCCAGGTCCCGCTTCAGCAGATCTAGTTCGCGGCGCAGCTTCGACTCCAGCGCCTGGGCCTCTGCCCTGGCTTGGTCCAGGCCTGCAAGCGGCAGCTCGGCCGCATCCAGCTCGGCGCGTCGCTCGAGTTCGACGGCGCCGAAGTGTTCGACATCTTCGAGCGCGCTGCTGTGCATCTCGTAGCCGACGATTGTTGCGTCGATCTTATGCAGGCGGGCCGACCGTTCTTCCTCCCAACGCTGCAGGCTGCTTTTCAGGTCTTCCCTACCCAGGCCCTCGAGTTCACCGCGGATGGCCGCCTGGGTCCGTTCTAGTGCGCGGCTGACGCGGTCCTGGTCACTGGCCTTCTTACTGGCCTTGCCAGATGCTTCCATCCAGCGGTCCAGGCCCATGACTTCAGAAAAAAGCGCCGCCTGGGGCTCGGCCTTCATGTCCAAGAACATCGGCTGGCCCTGCGCCATCAGCACGGCATTCAGGAATGGCGCGAAGTCCAGGCCCAGCCAGCCCAGAAAGAAGTTGTCGGCGGACTTCGTAAGGTCATCGACCGGGCCGACGCCACCCCTGGCCTGCAGAGTCCAGGTGTTGGGCTTCCAGCTGCGGACCATCGTGCAGTCTTCGCCGCTGGGTGATGTGAAGTCCAGCTCTACCCGGGTGTTCTTCCCGGCTTCCCAGTTGTTGACGTCGCCGGCTTTCAGGCCCTTCGGGGTCTTGCCGAAGATGCACCAGGTAAGCGCATCCCAGATGGTCGACTTGCCGGCGCCGTTGGCATCCAGCCGCGGTTCGGCTTCGTTGCGGCCACTCATGAAGTAGAGGCCGGGTTCTTGGGGGAAGACAAACGTTTGGGTCTTGCCGAAGCTGCGGAAGTTCTGGATGCGCAGTTCAGTGAAGATCATGCGGGCCTCGCATGCTCAAGGCGGTCGGGGCAGGCATTCAGGAAAGCCACGTGCTGATAGGTCTTCAGCAGCTCGGTCTTCTGCTTGTCATCCAGGCGCTTCCAGACGTAATTCTGCCTGATGCGCCACCAGCGCCTGTAGAAGAAGATGGTCGGCCGCCAACCCTTGGCATTGAAGGGCTCCGTACTTGGATAGTTGCTGCTCACTCGAGTATCTCCATGGCTGCTTCATACGCGCTTGCCGTCAAGTCTTCTTGTTCGACAAAGCGCAGGATGGAATCTTCAGGCGAGTAGCTGGTCGCCGACTTGACGGCGCGCAGCCGCGCATCTGACTTGCCGACCACGAGTTCGATGCCATGTATCTGGACGCCCTGGTCGGCAAGCACGGCCTGGGCTTCACGCTTGATGCGCGACCACTCATGCTTTTCGCTTTCGGCCAGCTGCACCCGCAGCTTGACCTGGTCGCCGGCCCTGAACTTCTGGCGCCGGAGTTCCTTGATGCTGCCGACCGCCACCGTTACGCGGCTGATGGTGTTGAAGTGCAGGTCGACGGCATTGCCATTGCGTTCGAGCAGCACGCAGCGCGGCTTGAACTTATCGCCGAAGTGGACATGGTAGGGGCTGCCGCAGTATTCGATGGGGCCGATGACCTGGGGAACGTGAATGTCGCCGCTGTAGATCTTCCCGGCGCCCGTCAGATCCGGCAGGTCCTCGCCTTCCATCTCCTGGCCGTTGCTGGATATGCTGCCCTTGATGGTCTGGTGCATGAAGACCCAGCGGTAGTGACTCAGGTCGAAGCCCGCCCAGTCCTTGGCCGGCTGCTTGCTGTAGGGCAGGTAGAAGGCCGACTCGCCTTTGACGTCCAGGTCTTCGCGCGGCTGGGTGATGAACTGCACGTTGGGCAGCATGTTCAGGAACTTGAAGAACTCGTGGCCCTGCTGCAACCAGTCGTGGTTGCCGGACAGGATGATGATTTCCGGCACCTTCAGGCTGGCGATTGCCGCCACGATCTTATTGACGAGTTCGGCGCGGTGCTGATCCTTGGCATCCGTGATGTCGCCGAGTATCAGCAAGGTCTTGACTCGTTCCTCTGCGATGGTTTCATTCAGCCACGGAAACAGGTCCCAGCGGTAAGCCGCTGATTCATTGCTGACCAAGTGCAGGTCGCTTGTTATAAGTGCAGGCAGTTTCATGGTCTTCTCAGACAGGGGGTTGGATATCGGCCTGAGCGAACCATTCAGGGCGCTGAAACCGTTCAGTGAAGGTGTATTGCGTCAGCTCTGTTTCCATCACGTCGATGTCCTCTGCGTCCGGCCATAGGCGAAGAATTTGCGGCTCGCCGGCTGCGTAGGCGACGATGATGGCTTTACCGTCTGCGCTGTAGCCGCTGCACCAGTAGGGGTGGGGGATGGGCCACATCACAGGCCGGTAGTCCGCGCCGTTGACTTTGAATCGTGCTCTGATCATTCTGTTTCTCCAATTTGCTCGGGCAGAGGATGGGGTTCAATCCGGGCGCTTGCAGTGAGGACTGCGCACTCCACTGCGTTGGGCCATCTCGCGGACCTCGGCGGCAAATTGCGCGTCGTCAGGCTCAATGGCGCCAGCGTAGGCATTCAGCGCTGGCATGGCGTAGAAATCCTTCAGCTTGATCAGAAAAAACTCGTCGGGCTTGCCGGTGATGCCCCATTCGAGCCCGCCCGCCTTTTCCAGCGTCGCCAACGCGTCCAGCACTTCCGGCGAGAAGCGGGATAGGTCGCCTGGGTGCGCGGTGGGGTCGATCAGCTTGCGCAGGTTGAGGATGGCGTATTTGCCCATGCCGTCCGGGTTGAGGTTTCTGTCCATTTGCATGATGGTCTTTCAGGATGTGCCCGGCAAGGGGATGGGTTACTGGTCCAGCAGCACGACACGCCGCCTGACTGGGGGTGGGAAAGCCGCTTGCATGGCAAGCAGGCGCTGGAACTCTGGCGTGGCGATACCGGCCATGACCGAAGCCATGGCGTCGGCGCAGTGCTCGTTGTCAGCCAGCAGGCGGCCAGCTGGAAGGCTGATGCGCTGCCCAGTCTTCTTGTTCATCACCGTGGCCTTGTGTGGCGCCCGCTGCCATGGTGCATCCGGCCACTTGGCGGCAGCCCAGGCGATGATGTCGGCCTTGCTGGCGCCCTTGACAACCCGCTTGCCGGCAACCGCGGCCTTGACCTCCATGGGGCTGACTTCGATGATGGCGATGGGGCAGCCAGCCAGGACACCGACCGCAATGCCCAGGCTTCGCGCCGCTGCCGCCGACTGGCTGCCGCTGGGCACTTCGACAAAGGCAAAGGTGGCGCCCCGGCAGGCTTCATGCATGGCGGCGTGCAGCTGGCGGGCGCGCAGCAGTTCTTCGCTGCTCTTGCGCACGACGCGGCGCTTGCCATCGCCTTCCGTCTGCGTGAGGCTGAGCCCCAGGCATTGGACCTGCAGCGTCTGCAGGCTGCTGCCAGTTATGCGGACGCGCGCAAAGCCCATGTTGGCGAAGGCCGCGTCAATTCCCACTGCGATGATGTTCATTGTTGTTGGTTTTCGTAGATGTGCCAGGGATTTATACCGCCGGCAAAAATAGACTTAAAGCGCGGCGTGACCCAGGGCCGGGGCGGCACTACCACCTGCTCGATCAAACCCTTCGCGGATGCCAGGGCCAAGACTTCCGCCATCAGCCCATTCTTAGACTTGCGCTTGCCTGCGCGCTGGACTTTGCCGGCATTGATCAGCAGGCCGATGCGGTTTCGTAGCCGGGTCATGGACATCTGCGTTGCCTTGCAAAGCTCGACGTAGGTCATGGGCTGCTCATGCAGTGCAGCAATGATGCTGTCTTCTTCTAGTGTGGTCATTTTGGTGGGTAGCATTAGGAAGCTCCGAAGAAAAAGGCCAACGCCAGCGCCAGCCAGCCCAGGGCCAGACTGGAAGGCTCTGGGATCTGATTGCCGGCGCCCGCCGCGCCGCTGGCACCTGGTGCTGGCACCGCGGCCTTGGGTCGCTGCATGCCATAGGGCAGCCAGCCCGGTGGCGCCGGCAGGAAGCGCGAGATATTGCCGCAAGCCAGGAATTCGCCGATGTGGTAGGTCATGGCGCCGTCTTGGATGACGTGCACAGTCGCGCCTTCCATCTGCTGGTCATCGGCGAAGTCGGTGGTGCTGGCATGGCAGATCGTGTAGACGCCATCGCTGCGCCTGAAGGTCGTCTCGAAGACCGGCAGATAGTAGGAGCCGCTGTTTATCGGCATGCCGTAGCGGTTGCCCAGGACTGCAGCCGTATCTGGTGCCCTGCGCAGGGCCACGACCGCCTTATCGACGGCAGCTGGCGTCAGGGCCATGGCGGACAGCGCGAGTCGAGTATGGGCCTCCCAGGCGGCATCCTTCGGTTCGGCCTGCTTACGCCAGGGCGCCACACCAAACTTGCCGATTTTGCAGTTGTCCCTGACATCGAGCGTGGCGGCTGCAGCTTTCACGGACTCCTTGTATTCGCCGTAGTAGTTGGGCGCGGCCTCTTCGTGCAGGCCCCAGGCTGCCAGCGCCAAGGCACCACCTAGTAGCAGACCGGCCAAGCCACTGCGGATGATGACCCGGCGCTTGCTGGGGCTGCGGCTGAAAAGTTTCATTTGAACCACCTGAAAAGTCGTTGCCAGAAAGTCGGGCGTGGTGGGACGGGGCGCTGCAGAACCTGGTAGCCGCCGCGGTCGCCATCCACCCACGTAACTGCCATGCGACCGCCGCTGTGGCCGATTGCCGTCAATTTATCGGGTTCGGCAAACGCTACTGAAAAGTAGCCGTCAAGCTGAACGGGGAAGGCACCGATGCAGTCAAACTCGGGCTTAACGGGTTGGTTAGCTCTGAACTTAGCGACCAGCGCCTGTGCGGCGGGGTTCATTCTGGCAAGTCCTCGTCAGGCGTTTCGCGTCTGACTTTGATGATGGCTTCCAGCTCTTCAAGAGTAAATTCACCATCGAGTTGAACCCTGCCCGGCCCGCATTCATAACTTGCCCATGATGTGGGGTGTATGGCATCGACGACGGCCTGGGCTGAAGCAAGGGAACCAGCCTCCGTCAAGTGCACATGGTCACCGGGCTGGTTAACGGGTGACTCCAGCGCTGCAGCTTGCTCAGGCGTCAAATTGAAGACGACGGTGCAGGGGTCTTCGGGATCAATCTCACCTGCATATTGCTGCGTCGTGCCACCGATGTTGATCGTGAAGGCGCGTTTTGGATCGTGGCGTTTGGAATGAATGAGCGTCCACATGTCACGATCTGGTGACACAAGCCAGCGCACGGCATCCTCATCCCATTCAAATTTCCAGGTCCACCCTTGGCTAAGAGCGGGAACGTTGGCGCCATTGCGGGGCAGCATCTTGCCTTCCCATAGAGGGGACAAGAAGCCGTCCTTTGGATCGACTGCCAACCCTATCAGTTTTGCGTCTTCTGGTTTGGTGTCTGGCGACATAAACCCCACGGCTGCGCCGGTCGTGTAGCCGTCTGCATGTTTTAATGGCTGCGAGAAGGCTTCGGCTATGCGTGACTTCTCGGGCGAGTTAAATGAGGGCACATTCTGCGACCCGGGCTTACGCCAGCTGTCCAAAACGATGAAGCCGCCCAGGCCATTGCCAGAGAAGCATTTAATGGTGCCGTCATTCATCTCCACATTCCAGCCCATCGAATCCTTGCGATAGTCCTGGTTGAAGATGGGGCCTTCATCGATCAAGCGGACAATGATTCCATGGCCGCCAGCTGCGGCTTGCCTGACCACCCAGGGGTCGAGTCCTGGGACTTCTGGAAGCTGCAAGAGCCTCTGCGCTGCAGCTTCCAGCCTGTCAGCAAAGGTCTCCAGGTGATTTGCGTAGATGTCGCGCTGACGGTCTCGCATGTCCTTGACGATGTCTTCCAGTTTTTCACTCATTTGGTTTGCTCATGATCTTGGGGTTGAACGACCTGCCAGAAGGTCTGCGTCGGCACCGTCAGCAGCCCCGGCTTTTCGGGATGCGAGATAAGTTCTTCGGGCGCATACGCCTTTAACCATGCAATGCCCAGAAGTGCCATACCCTTGGCTTCTTCTTTGGTTTCTGGCAACTTGACCCGGCCTTGTTCAAGCCCAGCTCGTAGGTTTTGCGTTTCTTCGTTCATTCCAAACTCCCCATTGTTGAATCCATGCCTTGGATGCTGGCGTTGCTGAGCTTCACCACATCGGGCTCACTGTACAGCGTCATCAGGTCGCTGTCGTGCGGCAGGCCTGCCATGCTGACGCGGCCAGCTTCATCGGCGATCTGGTCGTTTGTCAGCGCCCAGCGCCAGCCGTTGGCCGGGAACCTTTCGTATCGGTCAACGACCACCGTGACGATGGCCCCGCTGCGGGTCACCCAGCGCTGACCCAGTTTGATGTCGAGTTTCCCGGCCATGGCCTTCTCCTTAGTATTTGCGTGAGCGTGGTAAGAACTTCATCTCGATCCGCTGCCACTCATCGCGGACGATGACGTTCAGCTTTTCGCGGATATCCTTCACTTCGGCGCCGCCCTTGTTGCGCAGGTTGCCGATGCGGACCTTGTAGCCGGCTGCACTCATGCCGACTTCCTTTAGCCGGTCATCGCATCCGACCTCCAGCAGCCATTCGACGCTAGATGTCAAGTCGTCGATGCCGTAGCCGAAGATGATGGGGTAGGCAAACTCGCGGAACGGCAGCCCCACCTTGTTCTTCTTGATGCGGGCTTTGACGTTGGTTCCGACGACGCGCTCGACCTTGTCGATGGTCTTCTTGATCTTCCCGATCTCCGACAGCCAGACGATATGCGTGGCATAGAAGTCCAGGGCGCGGCCACCGCTGCGGGTCTGCTTTTCACCGAAGGTAACGCCGATCTTGTCGCGTAGCTGGCTGATGACGATCAGCGTGCAGTTAGCGTCTTCGATTTCCGCCACCATGCGCCGGAAGAGTTCGCCCATCTTCTTGGCCTTGCTGGCGCCGAAGCTGGCCTTGTCGATGTCGCGCTCGGCTTCGGCTTCATCGCTGAGTGCATCCAGGCTATCCAGCACGTAGAGGATTGGCTTGCCCTTGTTCGCCTTCAGGACTTCGGTCAAGTCCTTCTGCCAATCTTCGATGGTACGCAGCGGCCTGCCGCTATCGTATTCGACTGCATCGACCGGCATGCCAAGGGCTTCGGCGTAGAGCACGTCAAAGGCGGCTTCGGCTTCTGCGTATCGGATGTGGCAGACTGGGAACTTGCGATGGAAGTTCGCGCAGGCTTCGATTGCCAGCAGGGTCTTGCCGGCGCTGCGGTCACCAACGATGTTGACGACGCGGCCACTAGGCCAGCCGCCGCCCAGCGCTGCATCCAGGCCCACGCAGCCGCTGCTGATGAAGTCGACGCCTTCCTTATCGACCTTGGCGAAGTAATCGCTGGCTACGCCGCCGCCGTGTGCCAGCTCTTCGCCGCCATCGTCTTCGATGACGACTCGGACGCGAGTAGAGCCAGTCGTGGGACTGGCCTTAGTTGCGCGACGTGCGACCGCGGGCTTATCCGCGATTGCACGGCGGGCGACTACTTTCTTCTTAGCAGTAGTCGCCATGGCTTAATCCCTCCGACGCTTGCGGATGTCGGCCAGCTTGTCGTCTTCGTCGTCTTCGACAACGCGGCGGCGGCTTGACGTTTCGACCTTCTTCAGCTTCATGTCTTCGCAGATCCAGTCGGCCAGGTCTTCGTCGTCCTTGGCATCCTTGGCGCGGATGTCGAGGTCTTCGGCTTCGATGAGGTCTTCCAGCTCGGTGCGCGTCATCTCGTGCACGGATTCCCAGCTGGGCTCGTCACTGGCCTTCTTGCGGCCTCGCGTCGGTTCTTCATCGCGTCCACCACGGCTGCGCGGTGCATCGTCGTCGTCGCGGCCCTTGCGGCTGCTGCCGCGGTCATCGTCGCGGTCGTCTTCGTCGCGGTCGCGGCGCTTGGACGCCGACTTGCCGCCAAAGGCGCGGGCGATGTGGTCGTAGTCGAAGTAGTTCAGCTGGTCGGGCAGCGGATTGTCGATGGCGAATTGCAGCCATGCATCCTTGCCAAGCGGCGATGACCGACGTGCGATGCTGGCGGCCTCGTACTTGGTCTTCATGCCGGTGCCGTTCTTCTCGAAGCTGACATCGTAGCCGTCTTCGGGGTGATCGATCTGCAGCACCTCGCCGCTCTTCTTATCCACGCTGACCTTGACGATGTCGCGGTCCAGGCCCTGCGGCATTGCCCAGGCCTGCACGCCATCGCGTTCGTGGTCGCGGTCGATGAGCCAGACCAGAACGCGCTTCTTCGGCGCCAGTTCCTTGGCATACTCTTCGTCGCCGTCCTGCTGGGCCTTGCGGCGCTCTTCTTCGATGGGGTCGTCTTCGCCCTTCATCTTCGACAGCGACAGGTAGGTTGCCTTGTCGGCGCCGATGCCATAGTTGACATAGAGGTCCAGGCCGAAGTGCTCGGCATCCTTCCAGGTTGGCGGCAAGATGCGGATGTTGTTGTCGCCGTCGTTCGGCTTCCACATCTTGATGCCGTCTTTCAGGATCTTGTCGAAGTCGCCGCCGCCCTGGGCGCGCTTGGCAACGCTTTCGCTGCTGCGTTCGCGGTAGGTATAGCCGCTGGCGCCCCCGCTGCGGCCGCCACGGCGTGGGGCCTCGTCTTCGTCATCACGGCTGCGGCTGGTGCGGCTGCGGGGTTCGTCTTCGTCGTCACGCGCTGGGCGGCGGCGGGGTTCATCTTCTTCGTCGCGGCTGCGGCGCGCTGGGCGTTCGTCATCACGGTTGCGGCTCATGCTTGTTTCCTTTTGGTTGCGATACTGTCATGCTCTCTTTTGCTCTTATACCAAGCCGCCGACCCAAGGCGTGCGGCAAGGTAGATCAGGACGAGGGCGAGCAACCCCCAACCCAAGAACTCGAAAAATGTCATTCGATCCTCCGACGCGGCTTAATCTCCGGTTCGTCTTCATCGACCAGGGTGCGTTGGCGGCGGCCAGCTGCAGCGCCTTCTGCTGCCACGTCGCGGGTCCGCTCCGGGTGGGCCTTGCGCATATCGGCGCGGCGCTGGTCCTGGCGGTCTTCCTGCTTGCCACGTGGCCCGGCTGGGCTGTAGCTGTCGCTGGTCCAGTAGCCGGCTTGCCAGAGGTCCGCCATGGCCTTCAGGTTGTAGCCCCGGCTCTTCCAGGCCTCGTGCAGGCCTTCCCAGGCTTCGTGCTCGGCGCGCATGGCTTGGTAGTGGTCCCAGGCCTTCATCCGTTCGGGGTCCCGTGCAACCTTGGCGTTGATGGCGCCCACGGTCAACTTCGGTTCGTCATCGCGCAGGTCTTCGGCCAGCCGGCCTTCCTTGCGCATCAGCAGGTCCTTGGCTTCCAGCTGCTTGGTGTTCGCAAGTGCCTTCTGGGTGGCGATGCGATCCTGAATCTCGGCCTGGATTTCCAGTTCATCGTCCAGGCGGTGCTTGCTGATCATCAGCATGCCGCGGTAGTCTTTGATGTTCATTCGATGCCCTTTCCTGGCCCATCTATACAGGCGGTCAGGCGAATATGAAGTCGCCGAAGGCCAGCAGGATGGGTGCCAGCTTGTCGGATGGATTGCAGGGCTTGGTGAAGCAGGCCAGCATGTCCAGCATCCGTATCGCTTCCTTATCGCTGCGGGCCTTCATCAGGCAGCTGTTCAGATAATTGGTGACAACGATGCGGATGGTTTCGGCCTGCACATCTTCCATGGCAGCCAAGGTCGACGTCAGCTTCGGCCAAGTCAGGTCACCCTTGATGAGCATCCGGCACAGATCGATGACCTCGGCATTGTCCAGGGCCGTCCGCAGCAGTATGGCGACTTCATCTTCGTGTTCGCAGTCATGGACCTTCGCCAGCATCGTCAGTGCCTGCCTGGGGCTTCCCTCGCAGGCCTGGGCCACCATGGCAAGGTGCTTGCCCGGGGTGTCGAACAGCTCGGCGTCACAGACTTCCTCGAGTAGGTCCATGATGTCGGCATACTTCACCGGGTTCAGCGAATACGCCAGGGCGCGGGTCGTCAGAGCTGCTGGAATCTTGCCGGGGTTCGTGCTGCAGAAGAAGAAGAAGACGTGCGGCGGCGGTTCCTCCGTCGACTTCAGCAAGCTGTCCCAGGCCTGCTTACTCAGCCCCTGGCACTCGTCGATGATGATGGCCTTGTTGGGGGTCGAGCCGAAGCCGTTATACCGCAGCGTCGACGTGACCTTGCGCATGTCATCGATGCCGCTATTGCTGGCTGCATCGACCTCCAGCATGTTTGCGACGTCGCAGTCGAAGGCCCTGGCGACGATGCGCGCCAGCGTCGTCTTGCCAGTTCCAGGCGGGCCGGTGAACAGGAACGTGTGCGGGCGGCTCTTGGCCTTCAGCACGGCTTCCAGGCTCTTGACTACCGCCGCCTGCCCCAGGACGTCGCGCAGCGCCTGGGGCCGGTACTTCAGGTGGATGGGTTCAGTTGTTTCTGCCGAGATTGATGGCGGCGTTGGCGACGACTTCGTGGAGGGTTGGGAGTCGTCCAGGGATTTCCTTGTTGCCATTTTTTACTTTCTGAGTTTCGAGTTGGGCTTTGACGTGCTGGTTGTGCAGCTTGACGATTGACCTGGCATGGTTCAGATCGGTATCGGTTCGGCTGACCGTCCGCAGCACGACCTTCTTGTTGGCCTTCTGAATGATGGGAATGCTGGTGGCGCCCCCATACAAGGACCAGTCCCGCTTCAGCGGTATCTCCCAGTAAACCATCTTCATCGCTTGCCTTTCGCATAAGGGTTGGGGGTGCCGAAGAGTTCGTTGCTGCGGTAGACCTTGATTTCGTGCAGGTCATGCCAGCGGCTTCCAACGCTTGCTTCGACGATCAGCGGCACGTTGATGTAGTCGAACCGCGGCTTGCACATCTCGGTGGCAATGATGTCGATCTTCTGGGTCAGGCAGTGGTCTGGAATCCAGAAGGAAAGGTCATCGTGCACGTTCAGGTTCGGCTGCAGGTCGGCATCGTCTTCGGCTTCGGCGCGCTCGCTTACTGCATTCATACCCTCTGCAACAATATCCAAGGCGGTCCCCTGGATGGGCGCGTTGATGACCTGCTCCTTCGTCATGGGGCCGCGCCGCTTGCGGCCACCCAGGCATTCCACGTACAGATTCTTTTCGTAGCCGGCCAGCAGCTTTTCCTGCCACTTGCGGGCGACCTTGAAGGTGTCCCAGAACTCCCCCACCAGGTCCTCTGTCACATCGTCGGGCAGATGCAGGGATTCCGCGCAACTCTTGGCAGAGGCGCCGAACAGCTGGGGGAAGACCCACTTGTTCTTGGCTTCCTGCCGCAGCGTCTTCAGGCCCTTCTCATCCCAGTCGACGCCGAAGGTTTCGACAATCCAGTCCTTTGCGCCTGGGTAGAGTGCGACGATGCGCTCGGCCCAGAATTTGTGCACGTCATAACCGGTCCAGCAGGCCTCGACGATGGCAGGGTCACCCGATGCCATGCCGACGACCCGGAACTCGATCTGGCCGTAATCTAGGGCCGCTATCCACCACCCAGGCGGCGCGTAGATGGCGCCACGCACTTCCTTGTGCTTACGCTTCGGGAAGTTCTGCACGTTGGGGTCTTCACTGGCAAGGCGCCCGGTGACGGCGGTCATGCTGCTGTACTTGCTGCGCACCCTGCCATCTGGGCAGACGATCTCGCGGTTATGCAGGGGCAGGATGTAGGTGCCCAGAATCTTGGACATGGCGCGGTGTTCCAAGATAAGCGGGACGCTGGGCACTTCGGCCGCCGGTATCTTCGACAGTTCTTCTTCGCCCGTCGTCTCGCGCCTGCCGTCGCGATCTTCTACGACGATCTCGGTCCGCTTGCAGACGTCGCGCAGCAGCTTCAGAACGTGCGCAGGTGCCGTGGGGCTGAAGGTGCCGAAGCGCGACGAGTACTCCTTGATCTCAGGCGTCCTGCGCAGCCTGCCTTCGATGTCCTTCAGCGTGGTCTCGGTCGTTTCGCGCAGGTCATCGACGTACTTGAAGTCGACGGGCATGCCTTTCGCCTCCGTCAGAATCAGAGTCGACGCCAGCCGGACCTTGCGTTCGTACTCGGCCAGGTTCTCAGCCCGCACCAGTGGCATCAGAGTCCGCGCCAGCTTATTGGTCCACTTGGTGTCCATGCCGCAATAGCGCAGCGTGTCGCGCAGCGGGTACTCGAGGATGCGCTTGACGTCGATATTGGATTGCGCCTTGACATCGAAGCCGAAGTGCATGACGGTCTGCGTTCCCAGCGCCTTGGTGCCGGGCTGCTCGTTCAGCGTATGCGCCATTGCCATGGTGTCTTCCCACTCGGTCTTGCGCAAAATCGCGGGGCCGAAGAAGTAGGACAGCCACTCCATCTCCATGGCGAGGTTGTGGGCCTGCTTGCGGCCACTGTTCATCAGGAACTCCCCCACCAGCGACCAGACCTGCCGGCGCCTGCCTTCCGTCCCCCAGCCTTCGGGATGATCCAGCGGGAAGACGATGGTGCGCTCGAACGTGCCGATGGCAATCATCCAGATCTTCGGGTCCTTCAGGAAGTAAGGCCGCAGGCCATTGGTTTCCAGATCCAGGCCGACGTCTGGCTCGGCTGCCAGATCTTGCAGGGCCAGCTGCAGCCGCTGCATGTCACCGGGCTCGTTGCCGGTAATGAGTTCGACGCCAGCGTCATATGGCTTTTCATAGACGTGGGCAGGCGGCAGGTCATCGCGCTGAACCAGGGCCTTGATGCGCTTGATGTCGTGTTCCAGGGTGAACTCGTACTCCGACTTCTTGAAGCTCTTCTTGAAGACAAAGTTAGGGAACAGCAGCGGCATCAGGTAGCAGACGTGGCGGCCGATCTTGACGACGAATAGCGCGCCGCGGTGATTCAGGGCGCTGTGCTTGCTTGGCGTTCCGAACTTGACCGCCCAGCGCATGGCGGCATCGCCTATCGTGACGATGACCAGCGGCTGCGCGGCTTCGATGTCGGCCACGATGCGGTTGCGGCAGCACTCGATTTCCACTTCGGTGTCGGCGCCCCTGCATTGCGTGATGAAGTTAGACCGGACTTCGGACTTCATGAACTTGCCGCCGAACTTGCTGGCGATCATCTGCCCGGCCTTGTCCGTCCAGTGCATGTTGTCTTCGTCTTCGGCCTTGCTGGGGTTGCCGCCCAGCAGGTAGACTGGGGCGCCCTTCTTGCCGCTGGGCTCCATCTTCGGACTCAGCAAGGAGTCGTCCTTATCGCGCGGGCAAGCCGCGCAGCCCATCTTCTGCAGGCTTGCAATGGGGACGACTGCGTTGCTGCGCTTGGTGACCGCTTTAGCCTTCGGCTTGGCGGCCTCCTTCTTGGACTCATTGAAGAAAAAGGCCATGACAGCTTAGGCGGCGCAGTGGGCGACAAGGTGGACAAAATTTGCGTCGGCGTCGGCCAGGATGGTGACCTTCGGCGTGAAGCCCAGCAATGCGCAGGCCTTAACGGCGCGGGCGATCATGACGGGGTCCGTATGGAAGGCGTCGAGTTCGCTGCCGTCGAAGCTCATGCTGTCATCGCTGTCACCCAGGCTGGATGTACTGCTGAGTTTGATGCTGTCGCCGTCCACGGTGACCTTGGTGGCCTTATCGACTTCGCCACTCAACACCAGCAAGGCGCGGCCGAAAGCTGCATCGAAGCTGTCGGGAATCACGGACAGCTTGTTCTTGATGCCGTCCAGCTTGACGTACTTCAGGAACATGGATGGGAAGTCGAGCGGCTGCAGGTCGACTGGGGTCTTGGTGAACAGCTTGGCGGCCTTGCCGAACTCGACCAGCAGGGCGCCGTCGTGCAGCACCAGGACCATGTCGTCATCCGGGTAGGCCTTGGACAGGCTGACTAGCTGCTCGCAGAAGAAGCGCGGCAGGATGACTGGCACGTCGCCGGGCAGCTTGACCTTGGTCTTGGTCTGGTAGCGGCTCATGCTGAAGTTATCGGTGCTGAACAGCACTGCATGGCCGCGGTCGTCGGCGTCCAGGGTAACTCCCATCTGGGATGCATGCGTGGGGTCTGTGCCGACGCTGAGCAGGCAGCGCTCGATACCCTTCAGGATGGCATGGTCCAGGTCGACCTCGGTGCCGTCTTCATCACTGGGCCAGTCGAACGGGAAGTCCTTGGCGGCCAGGGTGGGCAGCGTCAGCTTACTGCGGCCACTACTCAGCACCAGGGCGCCGTTCTTGCCGTCTTGGAACATGATCTGCTCGGCGCCGAAGCTGCCCAGGGCCTTGATGAGCAATTCGCCGGGAATGCAGCGGTCGACTGCCACCTGGCAACGAATGCTGATGGCGCTGATGTCGTTATGGCTGGTCGCGTATTCGCCGTCGAACTTGATGTGCGTCAGCGCCTTGATGTAGTCCTGCGTTGCCAGGGCTGGCCGCACCAGCGCCGCCACCTTGGCGAGTGCCAGCCGATTGGTCGTTGATTTTTCGTTCATGTTTTTCCTTGATGGCTTGGTTCAGTTGAGAGAGAGGTGAAGACTTTGGGGTAGTTGGCGAAGCTGATCAGGACGGCGCTGACATCGCTATCTATACAGCAGCGCCCAGGCCAGAAGGGATCGTCGCCACCCAGGACCGGATAGATCTTCATTCGTTGTGGTCTGGCGGGTCGAGATCCAGCAGGTCATGCAACAGCCAGATGGCACTAGGGATGTCTGGGCGAATGTAGGGCTCGCAGTGGTAGCGTATCCAGTAACTCAGCATGTGGTCGGGCTGGCCGCTGATGTTCATCAAGACCAGGGGCTTGTGCTGCTCCCAGGCGAACAGGATTTCCATCGACGTCCCAACGCTGGGGGCCTCGTACCAGACCAGGACGGCATCGCAAGCCATGATGTCGGCCTTATCGCCTTCCACGATTTCCTTGGTGCTGCCTTCCTGCAGTTCGCGGCCCCTGCCGTCACGCCGCATCGGGTCCAGGGTCTGGCCGCCCCACAGGCGCGTAACGGTCTGGCGCCACGTATTGCAGTCGGCATCACTGCGGCCAGCGATGGCGCCGGCCAGATAGATCAGCTTGTTATTCATCTGCATCTCCGAAGATTTCTTCCATGTGATTGGTGACCATCGAACCGATGGCAACGGGCAGTTCTGCCAGGACCTTCTTCTGGCTGGGAACGTAGGGGCTGGGCATATCCGTCACGGCCAGCTGCTGGGCGGGGTTCTTGACGAACTCGACAAAGCTGACCAGCAGCCGGTCGGCGTCACCATGGACCAGCGCGCCGCCGTAGCCGGTCGCCATCCAGTTCTTGGCCGTGCTGCAGACCAGGTAGATCTTCATGCTGCCGCGCGGCGTGCCGTGGACAGCGGCGTGATGCTGTGCCGCGCCACCATGCGCTCCAGGCTCCTAACGAGGCGCTGGGCGCGTTTCTGCGTCTGTTCCTTGCCCAGGGCCTGCCGCAGCTGGATCGCGTGTTCTCGGGCACCCTCGGGCCAGTACGACATGTCGTTGGCACCCAGGAAAAAGGTGGGCAGCGGATCTGGCGAGAAGATGGGCTTACGATTGGCTGGCTTGGTGGCTTCCTTCAGCCGGTCCGCGGTGATGCGGTCGCTTTCTTCCTTGTAGCCTGCGCAGTAGGCCTTACCCTGCCAGCTGGCGGCGCGGGCCAGCATGGGCTTGCCCTGGCGGGCGTCGATAACGCCCTGGCTGAAATAGTCGGCGGCGGTCTTTGTTGCGGTTCCCATTTTTGATTCTCCTTTTACCAAAGCGATTGTTTCCTGATGCCGTCAGGCCGGAAGACGTGGGCGGCCTTGGCCTCGCTCACCATCTTGAAGAAAGTCACGTTGACGCAGGCCCGGTGATAGTAGTGGTCGACTACTTCGTCATAGGTCTTGCCGCAGACAGCCAGCCAGCGATCCAAGATGCCCCGCATGGCTGGGCTCATCGTGTTCGCTGCCTTGCCGCCCTGCCCCTGCTTGGGGTTCTTGTTGCTGACCGTCACCGTGGCTGGCACCCGGTCGAAGACAAATTCGCCGTCCACCATGGCAGGCAGATATACGGCGCCGTTGGCGGTAATCTGAATCCAGGTGGTCGAGTCGATGCTGTACCAGGGATAGCGGAAGACCAGCGGCACCGCCGTCATGCCGAAGCCGTGCGTCTTGATGAGCGGCTCGCCGGCGTCATTCGTGATGCGCTTGAACAGGCGATCCAACCAGTGTCTGCGCATGGGACCCGGCACCCGGACAAGGCCACCGATGCCGATGTAATCGCAGCCGTAGTCAAGCATGCGGTCCAGATACTTGAAGTCTTCGCCATAGTGATAGACGGGCAGCGGGTCCAGGCCTTCCGCCTTCATGTACAGATAGTTCTCCCAGGTCAGCTCGGCGGCTTCGCGGCGCTGGCGCTCGGTAGCCGCCTTGCCGATCTCGCCCGGTATGGAGTCCAGGCAGGCGTAGACCTCGATGTGCTCGATGTTCGCCTTGATGAAGGCGATGTATTCGTCTATGTCGATGGCGGTTCCTCTGGACCACGCAGAGTAGGCCCCGGAATCCAGAAAAAATTGAAAGGCGGATGGTTTTATCATTTTTACTCTGATGTAATGGAATGACTGGAGGCTTGGTGGGTAGATGCCACGCTGCGCGTCCAGATATGCGTTGGCTACTTTCCCGGCGTCTGCCCCAGCCATCCACACTTTCATTTGAGGAAGGCCATGAACTCGGCGCGGGCTTCCGGCTTGTCCTTGATGGCGCCGCGCAGCGCCGACGTAATGGTCGTGCTGCCCTGCTTGCCCACACCGCGGCTGCACATGCAAAAGTGCTTGGCCTGGATGACGACGCCGATGCCGATGGGTTCCAAGACTTCTTGCATGGCATCGGCAATCTGGTTGGTCAGCCGTTCCTGAACCTGCAGGCGATGCGCGAAGATATCCACCAGCCGCGCAATCTTCGACAGGCCAACGATGCGCTTGCTGGGGATATAGGCCACGTGCGCCACGCCAAAAAACGGAGCCATGTGATGCTCGCAATGGCTATATAGCTCGATGTCCTTGACGATGACCATCTCGTCCACGCCTTCGGCGCCATCACCAAAGGTCTTCAGGACAGCAGCCGGGTCCTGCGCGTAGCCGTCGCACCACTCCTTCCAGGCCTTGACGACGCGCGCCGGAGTCTCCAGCAGGCCTTCACGCGCTGGATCTTCGCCAACGAACCGCAGCAAGGTCTGAATGGCGATCTTCGCATCCGCCTGCTGTGCCTTTTCTTCTTCCAAGAAGAGGTAGGGCTGTTGCGTATTAGGCATCACTGCACCGCCTTGCTGAAGTCGACGGCTGCGTTGTGACGGCGGATGGCGCCTGCCTGCAGACGCGCCTGATGGGCCTTGATGGCAAACTGCAGCTCGCTGTCTTTAACCCCCAGCTGCTGACGGGCATGGTAGGCGTCGTAGTTCTCGGTGCCTGGGTAAGGCATCAAACCGTCCATGGCGGCGCGGACGATCAGCGGATCGGCAACGCCGGCCTGCCGGAAGCCTTCGGCGCGCAGCAGTGTGGCGTGATCGTTGCCGACCGGCGGGTAGGCGCCATCGTAGGCCGTATGCGAGAAGGCCAGCAGCGCGAATGCGTTGACGCCGAGTTCCATCAGCATATCGATGGACTTAGCCTTGCTGGACGTCATAAGCGGAGTCCAGATGTGGATGTAGCGCTCATCGCCGCGGTCGAAGCCCAGTGCTTCGTTGATGGTCCGCTCTTGTGAGTAGATGAAGTCCTGGCGGCAGTCGGGGTAGTTGGCGTTGTCGGCCTCGCAGACACCGGTGACGATCATCGTGGCGCCCATGCAGACGGCGCGGTTGGCGGCCAGAGTTAGGAACAGCGCGTTGCGCATCGGCACGAACGTCTTCTCGACGCGGTCGCCGATGATGGCGTCCATGCTGGCGAAGTCCTTGTATTGCTCCAGCGGCTGGTTGGGGTCAGTCAGCGGGCTGGTGCCTGCCAGGATGGGGCCGACCTGGACAATCTCGTGCTCGGTCACGCCGCAGAGTTCGGCGATGTCCTTGGCTGCCTGCAGTTCGCGGACGTGGCGCTGGCCGTAGTCGAAGGTAACGGCGGCAATGGCATCGATGCTGCCCTTGGTCAGCAGCGCCATGCAGATGGCAAGGCAGGTCGTCGAATCCTGGCCGCCACTCAGGACGACAAGTGCTTTCTTCATATCTATCTCCGGTTGAGTTGAAAAAAGCCCGGCAGCTTTTCGGCTCCGGGCTTTGCTATCGCAGTTGCGGCAAGCCCCTGGGCTTATGCCTTCAGCATCTTGCGGGACTTCAGCAGATCCAAGAACTTGTGCGCTTCCTTGTAGTTCAGGTTCAGGGTGTTTTCCTTGAACTCCAGGCCGCGCTTCTTCAGGACCTTGGCGATGTCTTCTTCCTTGGCGTCGAGGTCGTCGAGGATGGCTTCGCGGATGGCCTGCCCGATGCTGACCTCGCCATTGCTGACGCGCGTGCTCTTCGGCTTTTCTTCGGCGTCCTTGTCATCGGCAGCTGCCGTGCGACCGCGGCGGGCCGGCTTTTCTTCTTCGGCGGCTTCTTCCTTGGCGGCGCGGGCAGGCTTGCCGCCGACTGGCACCAGGGACTCGAGGCGGTCACGCGGGAACTCGTGCTCGTCCTTGCCGTCGTCGATGACCACCAGCTCGTCATCCATCTCGATGATCTTGCCGGTGACGGTCTTGCCGCGCTTGTTGGTGGCCGTGGCCTTGTCGCCGACCTTCAGCTCTGGGGCGCCAGCGGGTTCATCATCGGCCGCAGGTTCAGCTTCGGCCAGCACGATCTTCTCGACGCGGTCGCGGCCGAACTCGACCTCTTCGCTGCCGACCAGCAAGACGATGACATCCTTGTCGATTTCCACGACTTCGCCGGTCGTTTCCTTGCCGCGCTTGTTAGTCACGGTAACGACATCGCCGACCTTGGCATCACGTGCTGGCTTGGCCTTGGCAGGCGCATCATCTTCGTCAGCAGCGGCTGCGCGGCGGCGGGTTGGCTTGGCTTCTTCCTTTTCTTCTTCGGCGGCTTCGACATCTGGGAAGTCAGGCAGTTCCTTCTTCTTCGCGTTCTTGGCGTCGGCGCAGGCGTTGAACCATTCCATGGCGTCTTCGTCGAGTTCGTTCCAGTCCTTGTCGGACAGCGCGCCCACGGCCAAGACCATGGCGGACAGAACTTCTTGGCGGCTGGCGCCACGCTTTGGTTTGAAGTCCAGGAATTTGGCCAGTTTCGCTTCGATTTTGCTGTTCATGTGCTTAGTAGCTCCAGGGGTTTGTTGAGTAGTAGCCGGTTTGGCTGGGGAAGCTATACGGGGGTTCTGGTATTTAGTGGCGACCTCCAAAATAGTCGTGGACCTTCTGCATCACGTCGCAGTCTTGGGGCAGGCCCAGCAGCCGGCAGATCTTGCTGCTGCCGCCGGTTTTGCACCTTTTATCGCGGCCCCGCCACGATGCCAGCGCCATATCCAAGATTTCCTGTGGTGCGGACAAAAAAAGATTCAAGACGGCCACGACCTCGCTGGGGGCCTCGTTCAGCAGGACTGCCAGCTCGCCGTCGTTATTCAGGTCGCCGGCCATATCCATCTCCATGGCCTCTTCGCCGTCTTCACCGCGGTAGACCGGCATCTGGACTTGGAAGCTCTGGTTGGTGTGCTTATTCGCCAAGTCCGTGAAGTGGTTCGTCCAGGCCATCTTGAACAGCGCCATGAAGTGCTGCGGCGTGTCCATGTCGGGGTACTTCTCGGCGACCCGCATGAAGACAATGTAGGCTTCCTGCTTCAGGTCATCGAACTCATGGGTCCGCGCCGTCCGCCATTGGTTCTTGCGGATGAAGTTGACCACGTAGCCTGCGATGGGGCCGTCATAGACTGGGGTATGCATGGCGCGTTCCTTTAGTTGATGCGTTTACGGGCGGGTTTGGCTGGCGCAGCGGGCTCGGCTTCTTCAATCCGAACCCTGACGCGTTTTGGGGCGTTTTCTTCCAGTAGTGCCACCCTGGCCTTCTTCAGCTGTGGCGGCGCCGTCTGGGCCTTGTCTGGTGGCACTGGCGTCGGTAATGGCTTGCCTGCCTGCAGGTCAGCCATCAGCCGCTTGATGTTCACGCTGAACGGATCGGCGATGACTGGCGCAATCCAGCTGTCGACGCCGTCGCTGACTCCAACGGCTTCCCATTCGTGTGGAATCTGGAAAATCTTGACGTCGCGATTACGGTGGTTATCGCGTGCATAGGCCAAAAGACGGCACCCGGCGTAGCCACTGTTCATGTGGCGTTTGAAATCAGACATGGGAAGTTACTCCAGAAGAAGCTGCTGGGACCAGCGGCGGATTTTTGAAGGCGTTAGATCGGCGCCGTCCTTGGCCCCGTATGGGACCTTGGCTGTGGCGACGTTGGGAAGGAATGAAAGCTCTTGGCGCATCCGCATACTGTCGACGATGCCAAGGATGGATGCGTTGTCCAGCATGACCAGGACGCGCTTGAATTTGTTGATGGCCGTCTGCAGCAGATAGGCCTGCGCGTCTTGGATGCTGTTCGTGGAAAGTGCTGTGCTGCGGATGCCATAGCGGCGGCCATAGAAGTCGACTTTTAATGCATCCATCGGGCCTTCCTGCAGCACCAGGACGTTTCCGCCTGCCAGCATGCAATCGTGATTGAAAAGGGTCAGCTTCGGCGGCAGCAGGGAGTCTGCGATTTCCAGGTCCCTGTAGCGGATCTTGGCGGGGCCTATGGCGCGGCCCGTCCAGGTAACCAGGTCGCCGTCCTGGTAGTAGGGCAGCACGACGCGGCCAGAGAAGGGGCCGCTAACGCCAGCGCAGACGCCGTAAAGCCGCCCCAGGGCCTTGATGTCATCGGCATCGAAGCCGCGACTGTCGACCAGATAATCGAAGTGGTGCCGCGTCCGGCCCCGCGGTTCGATGGGCACAAAGTCGCCGTCAAGGTCCAGGCGCCTGCGCTGCGTTTCTTCTGGGCGTCCAGTCGTGTCATCGCGGCGCATCAGCTTGGCAGCCAGGGCGTCGAAGCCTTCCGGGTCGATGTAGTCATCGCCAAGCCCTGCCAGCTCGCGGGCGACCCCGTAGGGAACCCCCAGCAGGCGCATCAGCAGGCGCAGCGGGCTCTTGCCGCTATGCTGTGCCCGATTACGCCAGCAGGACCACCAGCCCGTCTCGCGGCTTAGGCCCATATGCATGCTGGGATCGGCGCTGCCGCAGAACGGGCAGCGTATTCCAATCTCGCCCCGCTTGATGTTCGGGCCAGATTCGGCAAAAGGTATCCTCTGCTCCCGTAAGAGCCTTTCCCAGTCGATGACTCGCATGGGCCGTCTAGCGCTGTCGCTGGAAGAGTGTTTTTATGGCTGCCCTGATGGCAAGCTGGCCCTGGTGGCGCGCTTCTTGCGCTTCCCAAAAATGCCTTACATAGGCGTTGTAAAAGCTCTTGCCTGGGGGTCTGACCCAGCTGACCCTGGCAGTTCTGCCAGGGTGCGGGAAGTTGTGAAAGGGCGGGACGTAATCCGTCGGTGCCCTCCCAGTTGGGGAAGCCGGCGGTGGCTTGGTTGGTAAAGTTTTGTCCTGCATGTTGGGGAAATTATATAAAGATTTTGGGCTTATGGTCCAGCTACCGTAAAAAAAGATTTTTGTTGTCTGCCTTCCCGTTTACGACGCGGGCATGGATGTCGATGCCTTCGGCAATGCCATCAAGGATTCCGCGGTCCAGGCTGCGCGCCATGACGAGGTCCCAGATGAACACGCGCTTGTCCTGGCCGGGCCTGTGAATGCGCTTCTCGGTCTGCTTGCGGACGTTGGGCGGCGTCGGCGTTTCGTAGAAGACCATGTAACGCGCGACCTTCTGCAGGCCATCGTTGCCGGTGCCACCGGCTTCGCTGTTCATGACAAAGACCTTGCAGCTGGGGTCGGTCATGAAGCGCGTGCGGCTGGCGCTCTTGTCCTTGGTGCCGCCATAGAACCATTCGTAGCCCAGCCCCATGGCCTTGACCCGGTCGACGATCATGCTGCCCGTCTCCGTGTAGTCATAGCAGATGACAATCTTGCTGTCGCCCATCTCGGCCATCAGCCGCTCCAGATGGTCCAGCTTCGGGTTCTGCTTGAACCTGATGACATGCTTGCCGCTTTCATCGGCCCAGGCAAGGTAGCCGCTGATGATCTGCCGCATGCGCAGCCACTGTGAGTCGAGTTCGGAAAGCTGGCCGCCGGCATTGATAAGGCCTTCCAGGGCGCGTAAATAGTGATTCCGCTGCTCTTCCCCCATCTCACACATTTGAGTGCGGTATACGCGCTTAGGCAGGTCCAGGACCTCGGTCTCATCGTACCGAATGCTGCGGTGCTGCAGCATCTTGTGCAGCAGCTTGTCGTTGGCCTTATCGAAGACGTACTTGGGGTAGCCACTCCAGGCCTGGGTTTCTTCCTTGAAAAGCGCGGCGCGGAACAGGCCCAGGGTTTCGCCGAAGGTCTCGCCCTGGTCGACCAGCTGGAACTGGCCCCAGAGGTCCTCGACCTGGCTGCCGAAAAGGGTGCCGGTTGTGGCGAAGACCATCTCGGCGTTCTTGCTGAGCTGCTTCATGATCCCGTACCAGAGGCTTTCGGTGTTGCTGAGCTTATGGCTTTCGTCGATGCCGATGAAGCCATACAGCTGGCGGGCGCGGCGCACCAGCTTGTCGTCGCGAACTAGCACCGTCTTCTTGCCGCTGATGCGTTCCTTGCGGCACAGAGCCCATTGCAGGCCCTGGTAGTCGATAAGCGTGACCTCGCCTTTGGGATTAAGCAGTCGGTCACGCTTTTCCTCGATGTCTGGGATGCCGATACCCCAGGGCTCCAGGTCGCTGTGCCGGTCCAGGTCATCAGTCCAGCTGTCGATATTGATGAGGCGCGGCACGCTTATCAGCGCGTGCTTGATGCGCTTCTCGCGCATGGCCTGGGTGATGAGGTCGGCCAGGATCTTCGACTTGCCCAGGCCCATGTCCAGCAGGAACAGGAACCGCGGGTAGAACATGCCGATGTAGAAGCAGACCAGCTGGTGCTCCCAGGGCTGGGTCTTGAAAACGGGGCGGACCTTCAGCTGGCGCAGCTCGGCCAGGATCTTGTCACGCGGCAGCGCCTTCATCCAGTTGAAGTCGTCGAAGGGCCGCCGCACGAACTCGCGGACCGCTTGCCGGCTAATCTTCATCGCCGTCCCTGGTCTTGCGGCGGGGCCGCTTGCGCTCTTCGCGGTCGCCGCGTTCCTCCATCAGCTGCCAGTAGTCGCTGACCAGCTTGACGCTGTCCAGGCAGAACTGACCGATGGCGTAGGCCTGGGTCATCAGCACCGAGAACTTGGCGCTTTCGTTCCGCGCCTTCTCGACCAGCAGGCGGGCCAGACCCAGTGAGTATTCGCCCGGCGTCTGGCTATAAGTGAAGGCCAAGTCAGCGGTTGCGAGCTTGCTGATGTCTTCGGCCGCCATGTCGCCGGTGACGGTCGTCGCCGATTCAGAGGTCCGGTTGCCCTGGCTGACCGTGACCATGGCGCAGTTGCGCTGGACGGCGATACCGCGCAGGTTCTCGACCACCTTGCCGACTTCAATGCGCAGGTTCTGGCTGTCGATCTGGAACAGGTCGGGGTAGTCGACGCAGATCAAGTCCGGCGTGAACTTCTCGAAGCGCTCGAGTCCTTCCAGATAGGCCTTCAGTCCGTCCATGGTCAGCTGCCCGGTGGGGAAGGCCTTGATGCGGAAAGGACGGCGCCGCGTGAACTCGCGCTTGGCCTTGCTGATCAGCTTGGTCCTGATGTCGTCATCGCGCATAGTCATGCGTTCGACTTCTTCCATGACCAGGTCTTCGAGTGCACCGTCGCGGGACTTGGTGAAGCGCGTGACCTTGACTATGGCCTCGCGCTTGCTGATAGAGAAGAACGATTGCAGGAAGCGGCGGGCGTAGCTCTTTTCGCCCATCTCCAGCGTTACGATAAGCACGCTCCAGCGCTGCAGCAGGGCCTGCTTGGCGCAGTGCGTGATGAACCACGACTTGCCCCTGCCGCGCGCTGCCAGGAATAGCGTCAACTCCTTGCGGCGCGGATAGTTGCCGTTCTGGTCGAGTTCGGGAATGCCCAGCTCGAAGCCTTCTTCCTCGGGTTCGTCCAGCAGGTTGCCAATGTCTTCGGCGCTGCTGAGTGACAGCCCGGCTTCAAAGGAAACGGCGGTGCTGTTCAGGCCCTTATTCAGTTCGACTTCGGCGGCATCGATGTTGCCGTTGCCCACGTGCTCGACCGCGGCAACGATGGCCGACTTCAGCTTCTGCATGCGCACGAACTTATGCAGGCTCTGCAGCACGTAGTCGCTATTGACGCTGTCGCGGCTCTGGTAGAGGTTATCCAGCAGGCGCTTATACATCTCGGCTTTGCGCTTGTCGTCGCCGTTCAGCACGCCTTCAAGATGGTCGGGCAAGTGCTCCTTGATGGTCTCGCCGTACTGGTCAATAAAGTCGATGGCGTGGCCCGCCACCTCGCGGCTGACCGCCGACTCGAACAGCTGGGGCGTCAGAACGGCGCGGACCAGCTTGCAGTTCTTGTCGTCGAAGCAGAGCAGGGTAAGGATGTTCTCGGCCAGCGCCCCACTCATCCGTTCATCTGTTTGCATGTTTAGAAGCCACCAAAGCAATGCAGAACCAAGCCGCTGGGATGCTGGACCGTGCCCAGATAGATGGCGACTCCCGGCAGGTCGAACTGATGCCCGGTGCCGACCATCCAGACCGAGTAGGGCAGCTTCTGCGGGTTGGTGGGGTCGACCCTGGCCCACAGGCATGGCTGCGCAACTCCACAGGACTTTTCCTTGTCCTGCAGCTGAATCGTCAGGGGCTGGGCCATGCTGGGCAGCAGCAAGGTCTGCTGGTCGTGAATGCGCAGCGGGTACTTGTAGATCACATTGTTCATGGCTATCTCTTATGAAGGAATTGGTTAAAGGCGTTTTCCATGGCAAGCGTGCAGTCGATGTCGTACTTGTTGAGGTATCTATACAGGCGCCTGACATCAAAGCCGACGTCATGAACGGGCAGGGTGGTCGCAGCCGGCAGGTCGGCATGCGGCAGCTTGATAAGGCCAAGGTTGCGGTCGATGACGGCAGCCCAGTCGGCGCGCAGCTTGCGCAGCAGGCCTGCGTCTAGCACCGCCTTCTTGGCCGTGGTCTCGCCCACCCTGGGGATGCCTGCGATGTCGTTGTGGGTGCCCTGCAGGGCCGTTGCCAGCATGTATTGCTGCGGGGTCAGGCCGCTGGTCTTCAGCAGAGTGGCCGCGGTGACCACGGTAGCGATGCTGTCCTTATAGACGGCGAAGTTCGGGAAGACCAGCAGCTGATAGAGGTCGCTGTCATTGGAGCCCGCGTAGATGCGCGTAAACCGCCCACGATGCCGCGTGGCGGCCAAGCCGATGAGGTCGTCACTCTCAAAGCCCGGAACGCCCCAGGGCTTGACACCGCAGACCTCCAGGGCCTCGAGTATCAGCGGCATGGATGCCTTGTGGCGCTCCATCAGATCCTGGTCGGCGGTCGACTTGCGCAGCTGCTTGTATTCTGGATAGGTCTTGCTGCGCAGATAGGGCTTGATGTCTTGGCAGAAGGCGACATCGGTGGCGCGGGTTTCGCGGACCATCTTGCCCAGCGTCATCAGGAAGCCGTAGAGGCCGCCAGTGAAAACGCGGCGGCTGGTCAGATGCGGATTGGCGGCGCTGGCGCGGTAACACTGGTACGATAAATCGCAAAGCAATAAAACTCTATCCTGCTGCATGGCGGTTCCTCTTGATAGTTTCGCGGCCTCGCGCTAGGGCTTCGGCCAGCTTGGCGCGATGTTCTGGGCTTTTTGGGACTCCCAGTAATTTCCCCTTCAGTCCTTTTGCGATGTTTGCCCGACGCTCCGCCGAGTAGGTCCTACCCTTCAGAGCTGCGCTGATCTTCTCGGCATGCTGTTTGGTTTTTGGGACTCCTTTGAACTGAATGCTGACGGCAGCCCTGTTTGCCGGGTCGGACCAGTGCTGCTGCATGCGGGCGCTTACCGCATCTCTAGAGCGCTGAGTTCCCTTGAAACCAAGATGCCCAGGGCTGGACGCTACGCGCAGGTTGAAGCGTGGTTTAAGTTCCCGTATCGCATCGCGTTCAGCACAGCAAGCAGCCGCTAAGTCCGTGAAGCGCTGCAGGTAATCGATTGCCAGCGCGCAGCCCAGCCTACGTTCGTGATGGGCCAGTCGAACCTTGGGGCTGGTAGAGCGCCCGACATAGAGCAGCTCGTTCGATGCCGGATCGACCAAGTAGTAGACGTAATGGACGCAGAGCAGGACTCTATCTTCGTTGCGGGTAGATGCCATAGCCTTTTTGCTCATTGGAAAGGGTTCGTGCGAGTGCCAGCATGTTCAGGCCCCTGTAGGGCCGGCTAATGGTGGCTGCCAGGGCCGGCTTGGCTTCGGCCAGCAGCTTGAAATAGGCTTCTGGCAGGTATGACAGGATGCGCTTGCCGGCGTAGAGTTCGACCCAGGGTTCGGCGCGGATGCGGTCGACAAGCGCCTGCCTGCCCTGGGCATCCAGGTCGGGAATGTAGGCGTCGTAGTAGCTGACAGGGTCATCCGTCCGCAGCAGCCCATACTTGGCGCTGAGTATCAAGATGGTCCCGCAGCGCTGCTGGGCGTGCCGCATGGCGACGACGAACGGCGTGCCCTTATAGAGCGTCAGCGGCGTCAAGCCAGTCGGATTCTTGCCCCGCGTGCAGGCAATAATCCCGACGTCATAGCGGGGCTTCATGCAAACGCCGGCTGGTCGAGTTCGATTCGCTCTTCGACCTCGGGGCCTGGGTCGCGGATGGGGATAAGACAGCCGCTATTGAATCCTGGTTCCGGACCCCACCGGTCGATACACTCTTGACTACTGGACACGTAGAATTTATGCAGTAGGAGGTTGATGCCGACCAAGATAGGGCGGCTGGCATCCTTGAACGTCCACATCCAGCCACCCGTCGACTCCACATATTCGACAACGGTGACGAAGGCCCCAACGTTTTCACGAAAGGCCTCTGTCTCCTTGATGATGACGCAGATCTCGCCGGCTTCGATGGGCTTCATTTGACGTCTACCAGCTTGTGCATCTGCAGGCTGAGCCGGTAGCCATGCTTCAGGCAGAGGTCGCGGGCCAGGTCCTGGTTGACCTTATTCAGGACGGCATCGTAATCGTCGCAAGGGCTGAGCCAGATGGTTTCCGCGGTGGTCAGTGCCCGGTTTTGCCAGGGCCGATAGAGGATCTGGGGGACGCCCTTTTTCTGGGTGCTCACGTTCGGCAAGCCATCGGTGCCGACCTCGCCGCCGCGAATAATGTACTTCCAATGGTCACAGTACTCAACGATGTTGGCGTGGACGCGCGGCGTCTTTGGGCTGCAAACGAGGACGATGCTGCCGCCCTTGATCATGTCCGCAAGGTCCGGTTGCCAGACTGTGCCCGCGGTTTCGATCTGGATCGTTTCAGTTCCGGCTGCCAGCAGACCGGCTGCCAGGGCCGAGAAGTTCTGGCGCATCGGCTCGCCGCCGGTGATGACCACCAGCTTGCGCTGGCTGGCGGGGTAGACGTTCAGGATGGTGCCCAGCAGCTCGGCCGTATCCCCAGGCATATCAGCCATGGTCTCGAACTGGGTGTCGCAGAAGTGGCAGGCCAGATTGCAGCCGGCCAAGCGGATGAAGAGCGCCGGGCAGCCAGCGAATGGCCCCTCGCCTTGAATCGTGTAGAAGATATCTTCGACGGCCAGCTGGGCGGCATTGCGCTCGACAGCACGGATGGGATTCTGACCAAACATCGGGAGTTCCTTTATCAACTTTGATGGTCATCTATACGAAGGCCGCCAAAATTGGTCGAATCTTTATATAATTCAAATTCGATCAACTCAACCGGAGCGTCAAAATGACCAAGCAAAATTTCCTGTCCACCAAGCAACTCTGCGCGGGCTTCGGCGTCAGCGCCGTGACCATCAGCAACTGGCGCAAGGGCACCCCCGGCAAGACAGCACTGCCTGTTGCCGAGCATCCTGGCTACGGCGTCCGCTTCGATCCGGCCGTCATCAAAGCCTGGGCAAAAGAACACGGCCTGAAGTTCAGCGTAGCCGCCGCCCAGGCCGTTGGCGCCAGCACGCCCGGACCCAAGCCCACGGTAGCCGCCAAGAAAAAGGATGCACCAGCTGCTAGTAGCGGTAAGAAGACCATGACGAAAGCCAAGCCCGACTTCGGCCGCAAGTTGGCTGAACGACTCTCGCCCACACGGGGCCAAGAACGACGCCGTACCGCGGCATAACGCCTGCCTTACACGAGGAAATCCGCCATGAAGAAAGTTGTCCTGACCCGACCCCCACGCAAGGCCACGGAGACCAATGCTTACGTGGCTAGTGTTAAGGAAAAAAACTCCCGAACAAAAGCCCCCCTATTACCCCCCTCTAAAGGGGGGATAGTAATAGGGGGCTCTTTACCTGAGGTCGGGCCGCCAGAGAAAATAGATAAGGTAGGCGCAGTCCTTGACCTGGCTGCTGACCTTACCGTAAGCCAGCGCCGCGAACTGCTGGCAAAGCTGGCACTAGACGCCCAGATGGACGCCAGCACAGGTTCCCGTGACAAGGACATGTGGGCAACGGCTGTCTACGACGGCCTACAAACGGTGATCGGGGCAGGGGATAGGGGCAGCTTAGCCCCCATGCTTGTCAAACGCGCACTAACGGCCATAAACTGTTGGCGCCCCGTGGACGATTTCATGACGGCGTCAAAGCTGGGGACCATGACCGTGACGGAGCGGCAAGCCATCTACAAGTTCCTGGCACGTCTTGTCATCAAGCGCAGCCGCGAGGTCTGCCATTACACGAAAGCCCCGCTGTCGCCGAAGCTGGTAGCAGGGCAGGCCCAGCATGTGGCCGAACTCTTCGACGCCGAATTCCCTGGCTACCTTGCATCGGGACTCGCCGCGGTTGTTGCCAAGCGCATCGTCAGCGGCTACCAGCCACCGGAGGCCGACAATGAAGCTCGCTGACTTCGATGTCGATACCACGGACGGCACCCGGCCCATAGCGCAGGCCCTGGAGTGGCTGGAAGCCCTTATTAGCAGCCCAGGCGTGCCCTGGGCGCCCTTCCAGCGCGAAGCCGCTGCAGGCGTGCTAATAAGGGCGAAGTACGTTCTGGCGTCGGATGTGGCCGTCAGCACGGAAGAAGGGGAAGCCTGCCACGTGGCGCGGGTCGAACCCCAGCTCGGCAGCCTGCACTGAAAAATATTTTTACTTTCAGCTGAAATTGGTGGTGACAAGTCTTTATAAAGACGGTTAGAATTCAATCACCGCAGCAATTAACCTGAAAGGCCTTCCATGAAATACGCAACTATCCAAGCAGCAGCCGCCACGATCTACGGCAACGAAGCAACTAGCGCCACCAAGCTGGATTGCGCCAAGAAGCTGCTCGCCAAGGCCATCAAAGCAGGCTGGCGCGTAACGACCCGGGGCGAAGTTATCGCCCCCACCCAGATGAAGAAAGCCACGGAACTGAAAATTGGGGATGTCGTTTGCAACCACGGCGCCCGCTTTGAAATCGTGGAAATCCGCAACCAGCCCTTGCTGGCAGGCCCTAACGAAGTTGTTGCCAACATGGGCAAATGGCTCAGCGGCCACATCGAAGCTGGCTACTTCGGCCCCGGCCAGCTCTGGAATCTGCAGGGCAACCACCGCGCAACGTATCCGGTTGAAATCTGAAAGTTCCAGCCTAAGCCCAGGCGGGCTTAGACGGGGATTTTCCCGGCACAGCAAACCCAACGGAGATTACAAAATGACCGACGCATCCAAGCAAGCAGCCGAAGCCATCGCCAGCGCCCAGGAATCCGCCAAGGCGGCCCCAGCCCGCAAGGAAGCGGCGGGCATCGCCAAGCGCAGCAGCGCCTTCTTCCTTGACCCCCACGCCATCACCCGAAAGGATGGCTTTAACCCGCGCTTCGACTTCGGCGACATCGAAGGCCTTGCCGCCAGCATCAAGGCGAACGGCATGCTGAACCCCATCCGCGTCAAGCGCATCGCTGCCACGCCGGAAGGCAAGCTGTTCGAGCTGGTGGACGGCGACCGCCGCCTAACGGCCATCGAGAAGCTGCTGAAAGCCGGCCACGAGTTTCCCGAAGGCGTGCCAGCCATCATCGTGGATAAGGCGCAGGATGAAGTAACCAGCCTGATTCAGATGTTTGTGGCGAACGACGGCAAGCCCTTCATGCCGCTGGAAGAAGCCATGGCTTACAGCAAGATGAAGGAAGCCGGCATGACCATCAAGCAGATCTGCGCAGCCGTTGGCCGGAAATCCATGCATGTAACGGAGATCCTGAATCTGATGGCCGCCGATGACAGCGTCAAGGCCGCGGTCGCTGATGGCAGCATCGGGAAGACCATGGCAAAGCAGATTGCCACGCACGCCAAGGGCGACGCCAGCAAGCAGGCTGAACTTGTCCAACAGGCCAAGGCAGGCGCAGGGCGCGGCCAGAAAGCCGACATCAAGAAGGCACTGGACACGGAACGCCGCGCCAAGGCCGCCAAGAAGGGCAAGACGCTGAAGATGCGCGCGCTGTCGGATGCCGAGCTTTCCGAACTCGGCAAGACCCTTGCCGAAGCCATGGCGAAGTGCCTGACGGATGCCAAGAAGCCCCTGGACTTCGATGTGCGTAAGTGGGTGCAGGAAGACGACAAGCTGGCACTCGCTGCAACCTTCGGCGCCCTGGAAGCCTTGAAGGCAGCAGCCGGCCTGAAGATCGACTTGAAGTTCTAAGCCATGCCAGACATCTCGCAAAAGCAACTAGCCAAGAAGCTGAAGGCCCTTGGTGCTCTGCCAGACGATCAGCGCAACAAGATCGTCTGCGCCCTGATAGGGCACAGCAAGATCGTGACATCCTGCTTCGGCTACATTAACTGCGCCCGCTGCCAGGAACAGCTTGGCGACACCCTGGGCGGCTGCTACGAGCTGAAGGACCACGTCATCGTCGGGCATGACTGCAAGAGCTGTCGCAGCAACTACAAAGGCCTGGGTTGGAAGGACCTGGAATTCACGCCATCACCATTCAAGAAAGACTGACATGCGCATCAACAGCGAGCCCCGGACGAAGCCAACGGAGGCAGAGGTACGCCTGGGCCTGGAAGAAGCCCAGCGCCTACACCAGATGCTGGGAACCGCCCTGGAAGCCCTCTTGACCGTCAGCAATGCGCCCCAGGAGCTGAACCGCGGCATCGTTCTGCAGAGCACGTATCCGCACCGCCTGTGCATCGTTATCGATGTCGCCCACTACGATCTCAACTCGAAGGACTGAAATGATCAAACCACCTGCCATCGCAGCTATCTCGCGCTTCATGAACGGAATCCTGCTGCGCGCTGCAATCCTCCTTGCCATCCTTCTGGCTGTGATGGCCGACCCGGCTGGCGCCAAGACCGCGAACATCGAGCAGGTCGATTCGCCCGACCCCCGAACCTACAACCCCCAGCTGGCCGCCGAACGCCGCGAGCTGCTGCGCATACTCGGTCGCACGAAGGTCTGCATGTTCGACGCCACGACCGCCATCCGCAGGCAGGGCGAACGCGATGATGCAGCCGTACGGGATTTCGTACGCAGCATGTGCGGCGGCGCCATCCTGCCGTTCCTGACCGGTGTATCGCGCTGGAGCCGGGAAGATGCCAACGAGTTCCTTGATGAGATGGTACGACGCGAGGTCGCTGCTTCTACCAGCTGGGGGCAGAAGTGAAGAAGCGGCAGGACCACCGCAGCAAGCGTTACCACCAGCCCTGCCCAGAGCCCCCAGCAGGGCAGCGCTGCCCGGTCTGCGGCACGCTTTACGCCTGCCTGCATCCAGACGCCAAGAAGAAGCCACCCGCCAAGCCGCCGTAGAGCGGCTTTTTTGTTGTGAAAAATATTTTTACTTTCAGCTGGAAGACGCTGGGAATCTTTATAAAGACAGGTTAGAATTCATCAACGCAATTAAATCCTGAAAGCAAACCATGAACACAGACATCAAGAAGGCCTACGAAATCAAGCTGACCGGAGTTCAGGCGCATCTGCTGGCCGCCGCCATCCGCAAGCTGGACCTGCTGGATGCCGCAACGCACGGCCCGCTGATCAGCATCCGCGCCGCCGACCTGCAGGAAGAACTCGACATGCTGCCCGGCATGCTGGAAGAACTTGAAGAAGGCTGCATGAACGACCTCTGCGAAGACATCTGCAACAACGGCGAACCAGTTACGTACGCGCCGCGCGACGACGAAGCCCGCGCCATGCAAGCACTGGAAGAAGAAGGCGACCTGGACGATGACCGCGACAGCGATGATGACCGCGAAGATTACGCCCGCGCCTACCAAGGCTGATTCCCACCAATCCAAAGGAAGCAAGAAAATGAACGCAACGGCAACGGAAGACGTCGGCCAGCTTATCAAGGCCGCCATGCACCCCCTTGGAATCCAAAGACCTGGCCTTTCCGGGTCACGTTCTGGGCCAACCGCGGCGGCTACTCTGGACGCTATGTTTCGCGCGCCTACACCTTCGCAACGCTTGATGAAGCCGAAGCCTTCATTCCAAAAGCTGCCAAGGTCCAGCCACGCGGCGCAGCGGCCAGCATCGACCGCGCTGATGAAGGCCTGCACGGCTGGCAAAAGTCGGGGCGCTGGGTCCCGGTGCCACGCAAGAAAAAATGACCCAACTCTTCAAGCCTTGCGTGCAGGGCTTGCGGGGCAACGTCGCCCATAACTGAAGGAAATCAAAATGGCACCTGTCTGGTCGGTCTACTTCCTCTACGGGGAAGATGACGCGCTGCTCTACGTTGGCCGCAGTGACCAACCAGAGAAAAGAAAAACGGCATTCATCCGCAAGTATGGCCGCATCGTGGCGCGGATGGCAACGGAGGACTACGCGGATTTTGAATCCGCTTCGGCACGCGAGCTGGAAGCCATCATCTACCATGCACCACCATTCAACAAGAATCAAACCTCGTCCACGGGGTTCCGGGGCAAAAGCGCGACAGCAGAAGTTCGCGCCAAGCAGGCGGCCTATCACCTAGGCCGCAAGAAAGGCCCGCTCTCAGAAGAGACGCGGGCAAAATTGAGCGCGGTTCGCAAGGGCCGCAAAGTCAGTGAAGAAACCCGGCGCAAGCTCGCAGATGCTGCGCGCCGTCAATGGACTCGTGTCCTTTAACACCTCTAGGAGCTTAGAAAATGGCACATGAATTAACTCTCCGCGCGAACGGCCGCGCCGAAATGGCGTTTGTTGGCGAGACCCCTTGGCATGGACTCGGCCAGCAGATCACCAAGGGCGCCAGCATCGGCGTCTGGGCAAAGGAAGCAGGCATGGACTGGACGGCAGAAAGCGGCGTGCCGCAGGTCTTCATTCCGGCCGTCGACAGCGTGCGCGGCAAGCCCCAGCTGATCGAGTACGAAGACCACCAGGCCATCTGGCGCAGCGATAACCTGAAGCCACTCGCCATCGTCGGCGCCAACTACCAGAAGGTCCAGCCGCGCGAAGTCCTTGAGTTCTTCCGCGACCTGACCGAGCAAGGCGGCTGGCATATCCACACGGCTGGCACGCTGCGTGGCGGCCGCAAGCTCTGGGCCATGGCAAGTAATGGCGAGTCCGCCAAGATCGGCGGCAAGGATGAAGTCATGCAGAACCTGCTGCTTGCCACCAGCCTGGACGGCAGCATGCGCACGGTAGCCGCCCCTACGGCCATCCGCGTTGTCTGCGCCAATACCCTGGCCTACGCGCTGGAAGATAACGAGAAGGCGCTGCGTATCAGCCATCGCTCGGTGTTCGACCCCGAAGCCGTCAAGCGGACCCTGGGCGTGGCACAGAACAGCTTTGCTGCCTACGTCGAACGGGCGCGGGAAATGGCGGACACCCCCATCAACATGGAAGAAGCCCGCGTCCTGCTGGCCGCCATCTTCGCGCCGCCGAAGGAGAAGGATGTGAAGAAACCCGACCTGTCATGGATGGGCGGCCTGATGGATCTGGGCAAGCCAGTCGACGACCCCGATAACCGCATCGTGGCGACCATCCTTGACCTATTCGATGGCGGCGGCATGGGCGCCAACATGAAGACCGCCAAGGGCACGCGCTGGGGCCTGCTGAACGCCGTCACGGAGCACGTGGACCACAGCATGGGCCGCACCGATGACACGCGCCTGGACTCGGCATGGTTCGGCCGCGGTGATGCCTTCAAGCGGCAGGCCTTTGAAGCGCTAGTCGTCTAATTCCCAGGCGCAGCCGTATAGATAAAGGGTGCCTATCCTGGCACCCTTTTCTTTTGAGGCCCATCCCTATGAAATTTCAATCAATCAAGCGCTACGGCCACGAGCAGGGGCTTTCCTGCTGCTTCCGTCAATGGCGGGCGAAGAGTCACTGCAGCAAGCTGCACGGCTACGCCCTTGCCATCACAATCGTCTTCGAGGCCGATGCCCTTGATAGCCGCAACTGGGTAGTCGACTTCGGCGCCTTGAAGCAGATGAAGGCATGGCTGCAGGAACAGTTCGATCACACGACCGTGGTCGCCCAGGACGACCCAGAACGCGCCGAGCTGACCAAGCTGCATCTGGCGGGAGTCATCGACATGCGCATCGTCAGGGCGACCGGCTGCGAAGCCTTTGCACAGATGATCTTCGAGAAGCTGCAGGGCTGGTTGCCGCTTTATGTTGGCGACCTGCTGGAAATCGGCATCACGCCGCCACTGAATCTGGTCGTCGCCCAGGTCCTCGTGGCCGAGCACGACGGCAACTCTGCCACGGTCTTCCAAGACTAGCCCCAGCAACTCCCGGAGAACCCCATGAACATTTTCAGTACCAACGCCCATACGGTCGCCTTCATTCTGATGACCTTGACGCTCATCGCCATCGTAGTGGCTTTCGCCTTCTGGACCCGACCGGCCAAGCTGCCGGCGCAGACCTGGGTCAGGCCGGCGCTATGCATCGACCGGGCCGACGCGCCCTACAACTATCTCGCCAACAAGACCCGGCCCCGCGCCATCACCCTGCATCAGAGCTTCTGGGCAACTCCTGTTTATCTGGCAGAGCGAGAAGACTGTGAAACCGATGAAACGACCTTGCAGCTGCTGCCGTACATCGTCCTTGTCGATGCCACAGACCGTTTGTTCTGCTATAGCCGGGGCAAGGGTGGTGCCGAAGCCCGGCTGCATGGCGCCCTGAGCATCGGACTCGGCGGCCACGTCGACGCCGAGCCGCCTTTCGGCCAGGGCCTGGAGTCCTGGCTGAAGGATGAAGCCCGCCGCGAGCTGGAAGAGGAAGTCGGCATGTTCAAGATCCTGAACGATGACCTGAACATGGTGGCGCTGATAAGCGACCCCACCAACGCAGTCGGCCGCGTGCACATGGGCATCTTGACGACGCTGGGCGCCCATGCCACCGAACTGACCCTGGAAACCGGCGTCATCGAGTCCGCGCAATGGCTGACCCTGGATCAGCTGCAGCAGCCCGCTATCTACTCGCGCCTGGAAGGCTGGAGCCAAGCCGCGGTCGACTACTTCATCGAAGCCCGGTAAGGCGATGGCTGACGCCCCCATATTCGACAGCACCAGGGGCGCCCTGGTGTTCGCCCTGAACATCAGCGGTGACGTGAAGATGCCGGCGCCGTTCATGAGTAAGGCCATGGCCGAAGGCATCCGCAAGAAGCGCAAGCCGAAGAAGAAGAGCTACGGTGCCGAGATCGACAAGCTGCTGCAGGCCGAAGATCCGCTGGAGGAAGAACGGCGCCAGTACGCCGAACTCGTCCGCGCCGCCTTCCGCCCCGGCCAGCTGAAGCTGACGGCCATGGAAAGAAGCGCCCAGGCGGGTTTTATCCTGCAGGAGTTCGCCAAGCTCAAGCCGATCCATCAAGTCGTGCTGACGGGCATCCTGACGCGTTCCCACACGCCCTGCGCCTGCCGCAGGCCTTGCTGCAGCGGCTGGTCGGAGAATTCCAAGTGGTCGGCAGCCGTAACGGCTACCTGCCTGATGCTGAAGGACAGCGGCGAAGACCAGCGGGAACCCGGTAAGCGGGGCTTCAGCACGGTACCAGTCTTGCGCAAGGCGGTCGTTGAGCAGATATTCAGCGGCAAGGCCCTGACCATGACCGACCTGGCCGCCCTGGCGGAGGTCAGCCTAGTCACGGCAGCCAAGCACCGGGCCTGGATCGTCGAACTGATGGACCAGGTGATAGACGAGGCTTGGCAGGAAGCCGACGCCCACTTCGATGCAGTCGGCATCGTTGGCAGCCATGAAGGAGTAGACGCATGACCAACAATGACCTGCGTGGCATCAAGGCCCAGCTGAATGGCCTGCTGGCCGAACGCCACGGGCTCATGGCCCAGGGCAAGGCCGTGCCGGCTGACCTGGAAGCCCACATCAGCAGCCTGCAGCTATCTATCCAGATCATCGACGGCCGCGACATCGTCGAGAACCAGCTGCAGGAAGCAGCCAGGGCAGAAAAGCGTCAGATGTGGTGGACCCTGGGCCTAGTCCTGGCTGGGGGCTGCGGCGCCCTTATATGGGCCTTCCTGTAAAAATTATTTTCAGGCCAAAGTGAAAAATTTGTATTTTTCACCTATATTACGTATCCATTAGATATTGCTGGTATACCCGGCCAGCTAACGAACCCGCTGAAATAGGCGGGTTTTTTCATGTCGATTTCATGGTGAGCCGCTGGGCTTAGCCAGGAAGGGCGGGACGGAGTTTGCAGGGCCAGAGGGACGCAAGTCTCCCGGCCTTCTGGCCCCGAGGTCGTGGGGAAGTAGGGGATTGCACGGCCCGCTTTATTCAGCCCAGTGCCCCGACGCTAAGGATTGGCGCCGGGGCTTTTCTTCTTTGGGAGTCGTGGTAGGAAGGCTTTGTGAGAGTTCCCCAGGCGCAGGACGCCCCGGTGGACTAAGGGGGCTTGCCCCGCTTGCATAGAGTCCTCCTACGACGGCTTCCCGGTCCTGGCAGCGGGTTAGCGCCGCTGCACGTGTTGAACGGGAACGACTGGGTCATTGCTACGCTGCTTCATGCGGCAGGGCAGGGAAGCTGTCAACTTATTTTTGGCGGGGTGGCGCATGGTTGCAAGACGAGTCATCGAGCCGCCCCAGAAGTGGACGGAAGCGCGCATCGGCCGCGCCATAGTCCACGGCGACCTTTTCCACCGCGCCGTCCTTGCCGTGCCCTGCTGCGGCTGGACCGGCCACGAGTGCGACCTGCTGGTTGTGGAAAAGGGCCTGCGCATCATTGATGTCGAGGTCAAGATCAGCCGCAGCGACCTGAAGGCGGATCTGAAGAAGGACAAGTGGTGGCAGAACAGGCCATGGAGTCGTTCTAACGCCGTTCCTGGCGGTGTTCGCCGTGACTGGCCGCCCAGGGTGTGGAAACACTATTACGCGCTGCCAGTCGACATCTGGAAGCCCGAGCTGCTGGAGTTCCTGCCAGCCACCAGCGGGGTCATCCTGCTCGGCCGCCAAGGTGCGACCGATGTCATGCATCTGCGCCGCCGCGCACATCCCAACCGAGACGCACAAAAACTCCTACCACATGAGTGCATCGATCTGGCACGTCTAGCCGGGCTGCGAATGTGGGACGCGCTGCGCAGAGCAGACCAACCCAACTTAAACTGAAAGGACTCGCTATGGCTGATGGTTTCCAAACTCTTCCCGATGACTCGCAAAACGGGGGCAAGAAGATCGATTGCGAAGTGCTGACAGTAGGCGGCTTGAGCGTCTACCGTCAGCGCACCGAGTCCCCTGAAACCGATGCATTGCTGGCCCAGCTGCTGGCCCTGCAACCGGCGCTGCAGGGTGGGGCCTTGCCAGTGGTCATCGTCAGCGGCGGTGGCGGTGGTGGCGGCTCTGGTGATGCCAGCGCAGCCAACCAGCTGCTGCAGCTCGCCCAGGAAGCCGCCATTGCGAACGGCGTCGTTGCCAACGGTGCCCTGCTGGGCGCAGTCACGGAAACCGCGCCCGCCAGCGATACGGCATCGTCTGGCCTGAATGGCCGCCTGCAGCGCATCGCCCAGCGCCTGACGGCCATGATCTCCCAGCTGCCCGCCAGCCTGGGCATCAAGACCGCGGCAGCCAGCCTGTCCGTGGCGCCCGCCAGTGATGCCGTCTTCGCAACGGCGCCTGCGCCTTCTGTGCTGGCAAACCGCAGCGGCACCATCACGACTGGCGGCACGTCACAGCTGCTGATGGCTGCCAACCCGACGCGGCGCGGCTACTCGATCCAGAATCTGTCGACGGGTGACCTGGGCTTCAACGGGCTCGGCGTCCAGGCGACACTGAACCAGCCCTCCATCCGCCTTGCACCCGGCGCCCTCTACGAAACCCCGGCTGGGGGCGGAGGCACGGATGCGGTATCCATCATCGGCGCAACTGCTGGTCAGGCTTTCTCGGCACGGGAGTGGTAAGTCATGCCTATCTACAACCCTTCTTCCTCCGGCGTGCTTGGCCCGTTCGCCACGCTGTCGGCGCTGATTGCCAGCTACCCGCCCGGTCTGGCCTACGCGGGCCGTATCGCGCTTATCGGCGCCGCCGCGCCCTTTGCCACCTATCGCTGTGATGGCGTTGTCTGGCAGGACACCAGCGCCGTCACCGTCATCCCGTTCGATACGTCCATCCCGTTCACGTATGCCAACGCGGACATGGGTATCAAGTACCTTGACGGACCTCTGACGTTCACGATCAACCCCACCGGCGCCAGCCGTAACACGACGACATCCATGACGGTTGTCGGCAACGGCGTCGTTACGCCGCTGTTCGATGTTGGCTTCCTGCAAGACGGCAACAACGCTGGCTTCAATAGCGGCGCGGGCATCGTCAATGAACTGATCATGCGCTTCAACGGCCTGCAGTACTACTATGCCTGGATGCAGTCTCTGGCGCCCGTTGCCGTTGGTTCCCCAGATACGGCACCGCCAACAGTTTCGTCGGCGCAAGTCACGAACGCAGCGCGATCAGTCATTGCCTTGCAGATGAGCGAAGTGCTGGCCGGCAGCCCACCAGCTGCAAGCGCCTTTGCTGTCAGTGGCGGCAAGACCGTGACTGGCGTGGCATATGCTGGCTCGGTCATCAACTTGACGGTCAATACGCCATACGCCAACGGTGATGTCATCACGGCCAGCTACACCAAGCCCGGCTCTGGCACCGTCATCCAAGACGTGGCAGGCAACCAGACCGCCAACTTCTCGACCAGCGTGACCAACAACATCGCTGCTGCCGACGCAACGCCACCCACCTTGACCAGTGCGACAGTTGCAGATGCATCGCCGACAGTCGTCAATCTGCTGTTCAGCGAAGCCATGGACCAGACCAGCATTCCTGCTGCATCTGCCTTTGCAATCGCCGGGCACACGATCTCGGCCGTCGCCTTTGCCAGCGCCACCGCCTGCAACCTGACGGTGACTCCGGCTTTCGTCAATGGCGAAGCCGCGCGGACGCTGGCATATACGCAGCCTGGAACCGGCAACCTGAAGGACCTGGCCGGGAATCTGCTGGCGAACGTTGCAAGCCTTGCCGTCACGAACAACGTATCGGCATCCGATACGACGCCGCCTACGCCGCAGGGCGCCCAGGTGGCAGCAGCGAATACGTCGAAGATCATCATGGTCTTCAGCGAGCCGCTGGTGACTGGCGTGCCGGCCATCTCGGCATTCACGGCAGCTGGCAAGACGATTACGGGCGTGGCGCTGAATGGCGGCAACCTGGAAATTACGGTGGACACACCGTATGCCGCAAATGCCCAGATCACGCTGGCCTACACGCAGCCTGGGACTGGCCGCCTGCAAGATGCTGCCGGGAACTTTGTGGCGAGCTTCAGCGCGCGTTACATCAGCAACAACGTGCTGGGTGGCGGCGACCCTGTGACGGTGCTGGTCAACACCAGCGGCGTGACTTCGCAGGGCGACGATACCTTGGGCCGCACCTACTTCGGTAGCGTTGGCGGCAGCTACATCGCTGACCAGTGGGGAACGGCTAACAAGTCCTTCCCGGCTGGGGCGGCGGCAGAGGTTCACGGCCAACTGGTCGGCTATGTGACGGGGGAGGCGATTCCCAACATCAGCATGGACACCGTCAATGCGCCTGATATCTTCGCCAATACGCTGTGCACGATCGCATCGAATGGCAGCGGCAATTACAACATCAAGGAGAATGGTGTTGGTATCGCCGGCAACGTGGTCGCAAGCCGGGCCATCGCCAACGGCGACAAGTACGGCATCTTCCGCGACGGCGCCGGTCAACTGAGTGCGCGCGTTTCATCGGATGGCGGCGCCACCTGGACGACCTTGCACAACTACAGCGGCCCAACCACTGCCCAGCTGTTTATCTTGCTGCAGATGACCAACACCTGCGGCATCAGCAACATGCGCGGGGCCGGCCTGCTATGAACCTGAACCGCTGGAACAACCTTACCAAGCCTGTGCAGCAGTACAGTAGCGCGGTAAAGGTCATCGTCGACGGTAACTCGTTGGTGGTCAACATGGCATCAGATAACGGGGGCGGAAGCCTTGCGAATCTGGTGCCCATGAACCAGGGCGTTGTACTGGCGTGGCGCGGCGTTAATGGTCAGACGTGGCGAATGATGAATGGCCTGGACGGCGGCAGCGCGACAGACGTTGATAGTGCCTTCGACCCAACCAAGACGAACATCCTATTCGCGCTGGAAGGAACGAACAGCATCAGCAACACCTCTGTCGCCGGTGCACCTGGCTCGGCGGAGTACGTCTGGGCATCTTGCCGCGACTACTGCCTTGCCCGACGCGCTGCCAATCCGGAGCTACGCATCATTCTGATGACGACGACGCCTGCGCTGCAGCCTGGTGACAATACGGCGCAGCGCAACCAGCGCAACGCCAACATCGACGCGTACAACGCGCTGATGCGCAACGGCTTCAGGGATGCCGGCGCAGTTGGCTACACGGATATTCGATATAAGGGTGGACCCTTCGACTATCCCGATTACGAACCGGCTACGTTCGAGACATCGAACACGCCGCTGGTGCTCTGGTCTACGACGGATAACGCCGGCCAGCACATTCACCTGAGCACCCTGGGGGGCCGCGTGAATATGCGACTCATGGCAAACGCCTTGAAGCGCTTGGCGAAGACGCCGTTCTAGAAGTCTGCTCCCACATCATGTAAAAGGAAGAACCGATGCTACTCAGTCTTTACGACATGGTGTGGACAGATATCCAGCCGCAGCCCGCAGTCACGCCCTGGCCCCAGCTGTACGCAGTGAGCGGGCAGGGCGGCGGCTCGCTGCTGCTGGGCCTCTACACGGCCATCGGTGGCGGCAAGCCGGGCTCTGTGGCGCCCAGCGAAGTCCGCGCCATTTATTACGACGTTGGCCTGCAACTCAGTGCCAGCCGATGTGAGTACGAACTCGAACCGCTTGACATCGCGGAAATCGACGACGTGCCTTTCGACTTCAGCGGCATCGCGGCTACCGAGACCATCACGGGCTTCCAGGTCCAGGTCATGGTCGACGCCGGAAATCCAGATGTCACTCCGCAGCTGCTGGCAGACGGCCTCTATGCAGTCGGCAAGATAGTCGACGGCCTCTTCTATCTGGATGCAGGCGGCAGAATCGTCCTGCAGCGCTTCAAGGCACGGGGTCGTGGCACCATCTACGGTATCCGCGGTATAGCTACCTTGACCAGCGGCAGGAAAGTCGTGGCATCCGCCACGGTAGGCGTGACGAAGAAAGCCGCCCACGCCTGCTGCTAACTAGGAGCATCAATTGGAAGGTTCAGATCTCATCCACCGCCTGACAGACGCCGAGTGGGCAGCTGCGCAGGCATCGCCCAGTTCGTCTGCGTGGAAGACCAAGACGAGTGAAGAAGTGCTGGCAGACATCAACGCCTGCCTAGAAGCGGCGAAGGTCAGGGACCACCAAGCCCTTGAAGATGAAATCTACGCACACGGCCGCCAGCCCCCGGTGGTAGCCTGGGAGCGCTCACATTGGATTCTCGGAGACGGCATCCACGTAACCATTACGTCCGATGAAGTCAGGCTGCAACTAGGAACGAAGCCGAGATCACTGCCGAAGATAGCAATGACGCAGTTGCCATCGTTTACCGTGCCCTGGAACCTGCCGGCCAGGAAACCTGACGAACGCCAGCAGAAGCGCGAGCTGGTAGCCAACGTGCTGGGACCCAAGCGCAGCCGCTGGCAATAAGGAATGCTGCCGTAACCCAGGCGCCCATACGCACGACCTGGGGAAAGCGATACGGCGGCGGATTGAGTAACCGGCAACACTAGGAGGCGATGCCACCTCGACCAGAAGCTGGTGGCTAACTGCAGGGAGCCAATCATGTGAGACTATTCAGGATTCATCAACATGCAGATAAAGCCCAGGCAGCCCCTGGGCTTTTGTTCGTGGCCTTACGGTAGAGTTACACGAGAGCCTTACCGTAAGACATCGAGACGATAACACGGGAATACTAAATTATGGAAAAACGCGGAAGGGGCAGGCCACCCGGAACGGCCAACAAGATGGCGCATGAAGCCAGAGAAAGGGCGCAGGCCACCGGCATGCTGCCGCATGAGATCCTGCTTGCCATGGCACGCGGTGAGCCGCAGATAGAGTTCAAGGTAGACGCGGACGGCAAGGTCACCGAGCGCTGGGTCAGCCTGGACGTAGAGCAGCGCAAGGATGCCGCCAAGGCGGCTGCACCTTACTTTGCGCCAAAGATTAGTACCGTGGAAATCATCTCTGGAGTAAGCGATGCCGATCTCGACGCAATCATTGCGGGCGCTGCCGCCGAAGCAGGCGTTAGCCTTGGCACTGGCGGAGAAGGCCAGACGGACGAAGCTGAAGCGCCAGCAACTGGTAAACGCCGAATCCGCCACGACGACTAGCTTGGGTCCGCAGTTCCTGGCAGTGCCGTCGCTGGTACTGGATAGGAACCACGTACTCAGCGACCTCTACTATAAGCGGGCGCCGTACAAAGTCTACTGGGGCGGTCGTGGCAGCGCGAAGTCGTGGGGAGTCGCAGAAGCGCTTATCCGACTAGCCAGCCAGAGCGCCTTGCGTATCCTCTGCACGCGGCAGTTCCAGAACAAGATCCAGCACAGCTCGCACAAGATGCTGAAGGACACCATTGAACGCCTGGGCCTGCAGTCCTGGTTCGATGTGACTGACACCAGCATTAAGTCCAGGGTGGGCGCCGAGTTCATCTTCATGGGCTTGCACGGCAACGACCAGGGCATCCGCTCACTAGAAGGCATCGACATTACGTGGGTCGAAGAAGCGCAGACGACGACAGCAGGCAGCTGGCAGTCACTGAGTGCTACGGTGCGCCGCAAGGATGGCGCCGAGATCTGGGTGACCTTCAACTTGATTGACGAGAACGATGCCACGTATCAGCGCCTGGTAGTAAACCCCAGGCCTAACAGCATCGTCCATAAGATCAACTACGACAGCAACCCGCACTTCCCGGCAGGCCTGCGGGAAGAGATGGAGACGGACAAGGAAAACGACTACCATCTGTACGAGCACATCTGGCTTGGCATGCCGCTGAAGATCAGCAACGCCATCGTCCTGAACGGCAAGTACATCGTAGAGGATTTTGAAGACGACCTCTGGAAGGATGCAGACCGGGTTCTGTTCGGCGCCGACTTCGGCTTCAGTCAGGACCCTAACACGCTGATTCGCGGCTTCATCTTGCCCAGCCCTGCCGATGCCAAAAAGAACCGCTTATACATCGAGTACGAGGCTTATGGTGTGGGCGTCGAACTCGATGACATGCCTGACTTCTATCGCAGCGTGCCGGATGCCGAGAACTGGCCCATCAAGGCCGACTCGGCGCGACCCGAGACCATCAGCAAGCAGCGCAGGCATGGCTTCAACATCAGCGCCGCCCAGAAGTGGGACGGCAGCGTAAAGGATGGCATCGCCTTCCTGCGGGGCTTCGACAAGATCGTCATCCACACGCGCTGCAAGGAAACGGCTAAGGAAGCCTACCTGTGGCGCTACCAGGTGGACCCGAAGGTCGTGGACAGCCAGGGCCAGCCACTGGTGCTGCCGAAGCTCGTGGATAAGCACAACCACTGCTGGGATGCCATCAGGTATGCACTTGATGGCTACATCACGCGCGGCGGCACCATTGGAGTCTGGGCACGCCTGGGCGCAGCAGAGCAACCCAACTAGGAGAACGATATGCGTGACAGCATCAAGGTAGACCCGGCCATGGACGCCCACCAGGCCAACGGGCTGGCCTGGGCAGTCGAGCAATGGAAGCAGCAGGTGCAGCATCGCCCGCTGGTCAACATCCACCGTCGCACCCTGGACGGCGTATGGCGGCAGGTCATCAAGTACTTCGACGGCGACCCGCGCGAGCTGGTTGGCAAGGCACATGACGTGCTGGTCGATGAAGCACGGGAGCCTAGCCATGGATGACGTGCATCGATCCATCGACGGCCAGCGCATCTACGACCCCGCCTATGGGGAGCCGCGGTCAACGCCCAAGTCCTTGACGCAAGAAGCTGACTACTGGCGCCTACGTGCAGAGAAGGCTGAAGCCGAACTGCGGGCGCTGACCAAGCCCATCATCCCAACCAACGGAGGCCGCAATGGCTAAGAAGCAACCAGGTGAAGACGTCAGCACGGAAGCCCAGGCACCAGAGCCTGTCGCCAGCCGGACGACCATGCCGAAGGCGCCGCAGGGCGAGTTCAACACGGCCAGCCAGAGCCTGGTGTCGCGGGTGCGCTCGACCCTGGAGCAGGTAGCCTACAGCCGCGACCCCAACGTCGCGCAGACCGCCTACTCCAACCTGGGCGCGCTGAAGGTCCTGCCGCCCAACATCAACCCGCCCGTTCGCCAGTATCTGGCCGAAGCCCTGGACTATCTGCAGGGTAAGCAGGTGCGGCCAGAGTAGGCCGACGAGCCTACACGCCCTTACCCTTCAGGAGACAAACGCCATGGCGAAGCTAGTGCATTACGAAGACGTCATCGGCCAGCTGCGGATCTTCCCACCAGGTGCCGAGTATGGGGCGCCCTACATCGGCAGCGGCATGGTGGTGTGGCGCGATCCCAAGAACTGCGAGATACGCGGGCTGAAAGCAGACATGACCCGCCAGCACTGGCGCGACCTCTGTGCTGTGCTACGCGAACGTGGCGCCGAACGGATATACGCCAAGCGCGGCCCCGGCAAGCTGCTGCCCTTCGCCCATCCAGCCGACGACGGCTGGCAATTCATCGAACTCGCCGACGTCCAGGCACATACCGGCCCGGCACCACTCAACTAGGAACATCATGCGTACACTCGACAGCCACCCCCTCTTCATGCAGGCTTACCAGCTGATGCAGACAATCGAAAGCCTGGGCGCCAGTCCTGCCCTGACGGCTGCTGTCAGCGAAGCCGCGCTGCTGAAGTCAGCCATCGGCGCCCACTTGGATAGCCTGGACACTGCACGCAGCGCTCGCCGTGATGCAATCGTCGCCCGCAGTGAGGCCAGCGTCCGCGCCCGCTTTGTGGCGCAGCGCATCAGCCAGCTTGCAGGCGGCCATACCGAAGTGTCCATGCAGGCGGTCTACGGCATGGGCGACGGCAACAAGGACTTCGCAGACGCCACGCCGCAGGGTCAGCTGACGATGATGATCAACCCCGGCCGCAAAGCAGCCGGCTTCTTCAAGCCCGGTAAGGCCTATCTGCTCGACTTTGTCGAGGAGCCCCAGCAGCTGCCGGTCGCATAGAATCTAGAACAACACAAGGAACCCGCCATGGCCCTGCATATCCACATCCACCGCCGCCCAACAACAGACGCTGCCTGGGAAGAGTCCAAGCATCCGCGCGCCGATAACGGCAAGTTCGGCAGTGGTGGCGGCCCCGGCACCAAGGCCCAGCGCCTGAAGGTCCTGCAGGGCCAGTACGACAAGATGACGACCAAGGTCCCGCTGCGCGACAAGGTCAAGCTGGCCGCCGAGATCAAAGCCCTGCAGGCCGAGATAGAAGCCGAAGCCAAGAAGTAGCCGCAACCGGCAGCAACCAACCAAGCCCCCCTAGCGGGGCTTTTCTTTTGTCTGGTCTACCCAGGCCCAGCAGAGAAGGAACACCATGACAAAGCAAAGCATCAAGGCAGCCGTGCGGCAGGCCAAGACCGAGGACAAAGTTGCCCGGAAGGATAAAGGGGACTTGCATACGGGCGCAGGCATCGGTGGGGCTACCCTTGACAGCTTTGTCAACTTCGCCCACAAGCTGGGGGTCGGCGCCGATAACCCGCTGACCAGCGGCACCTATGGCTACAATCCCATCACGCGCAACAGGCAGCTGCTGGAGTTCATGTACCGCGGCAGCTGGATTGCCGGCGTGGCAATCGATGTGGTGGCCGCCGATATGACGCGCGCCGGCATCGACCTGCTCTGCGAGATGGACCCCAGGGACATCGACAAGCTGAACAAAGCCGTGCAGACGATGGGTGCCTGGGAGGCTCTGAAGGAAAACGTCAGCTGGGGCAGGCTCTACGGTGGCAGCGTCGCAGTCATGCTGGTGGACGGCCAGGACCCGAAGACGCCGCTGCGCCTGGAGACAGTTGGCCGCAATCAGTTCAAGGGCGTCTTGACGCTAGACCGCTGGATGGTGGAATCCGACCTCAGCGACCTCGTGCAGGATTACGGCCCGCACCTGGGCCTGCCGAAGTATTACAAGGTCATGGCGAACGCGCCAGCCCTGCGTGGGCAGGCCATCCACTATAGCCGCATCGCGCAGCGCCACGTAGGCGTGCAGCTGCCCTACCAGCAGCGGCTGACGGAGAACCTCTGGGGCATCAGCGTACTCGAGCGGCTCTACGATCGCATGATTGCATTCGACAGCGCATCCACGGGCGCCGCGCAGCTGGTGTTTAAGGCGCATCTGCGGACCTTGAAGATTCCAGGCTTGCGCGACATCATTGCAGCCGGTAACGCGCCGATGTCTGGGCTTATCGCCTATACAGAAGTCATGCGCCGGTTCCAGGGCATCGAAGGCCTGACGCTGCTTGACGGCGAAGATGAGTTCGATGTCCAGGGCGCCGGCAGCGGCACGATGTCTGGTGTCGATGCAGTGGTAAGCCAGCTCGGCCAGCAGCTGAGTGGCGCCCTGCAGGTGCCCATGACCCGGCTCTTCGGGCAGGCACCAGGTGGCCTGTCGACGGATGACGAAAGCGGGCTACGCACCTACTACGACAAGATCAAGCAGGAACAGCGCTCGGGCATGGGTCCGGGCTGCGACACCATCTTCCGGCTGGCGGCTGCCAGCGAAGGTATCCCCCTGCCCCCTGACTTCGCCATCGACTTCAGCAGCCTCTGGGAGATGAGCGATACCGAGAAGCAGACGAACGCCAAGACGAACATGGAAACGGTGGGCGCCGCCAAGGACAAGGGCTTCATCAGCGACAAGACTGCCCTGCTGGAGCTTCGCCAGAGCAGCCGCTACACCGGCGTCTTCACGAACATCACGCAGGCCGACATTGACGCAGCCGATGACCAGGTAACGCCGCCAGTCAGCGACCTGGATCTTGCCAAGCTGAAGCTGGGCGTTGAAGACGATGAACCAGCAGAAGGCGACAAGTCCTTGCCGACCGATGTCGACCCCGTGAAGAAGCCGAAGCCCGTCAGGAAGAAGATAGACGATGCTGGTTGACCGCAGCGGCAAGCGGCTGAACTGGACGACATCACGCAACGCCGAGGCGAACTACAACAGCCGCCTGCGATCTGTGGCAAGACAGGTCGGCGACATCATCAAGGGCTTGGCCCCGGATGGCGTGGTGAAGGATATGCAGAAGCTGCTGAACGTGCTGGAAGGCTACAGCACGCTGATCGAGCCCTGGGCTGAATCGGTGGCCTCCTATATGGTGGCCGACGTCAGGCGGCGCAACGAGGAACTCTGGCGCAGCGTGGGCAAGGAGATAAGCCGGGGCCTGCGGGCTGAGATCACCTATGCCAGCCAGGGCATCGTCTACCGCGAGATGCTGGACGAGCAGGTCGGCCTTATCAAGTCGCTGCCCATCAAGGCAGGCAGGCGGGTCCACCAGCTGACGCAGGAAGCCTTGCTTACGGGCAGGCGGGCCGAGTCCATTGCGCAGGAAATCCTGCAGAGTGGCAAGGTGACGGAGTCGCGGGCGCGGCTGATAGCCAGGACCGAGGTAAGCCGCACCAGCTTCGCCTTCCTTGCTGCACGCGCCCAGGCAGCCGGCAGCCCCGGCTACTTCTGGCGGACCAGCGAAGACCCGGATGTCCGCGACACGCATCAGAAGGTCAACGGCAAGTATGTCAGGTGGGGTCACCCGCCGAAGACAGACCCCGGCCTTGACCCCTACGACGCCGGCTGCGGCCCCAACTGCAGATGCTACGCAGAGCCGGTGTTTCCAGATTTTTAGGTTCAACCACCCAACCCAAAGGAGGCGAGTATGAAACGCGCAACCACCATCGACCGGGCACCACCGGAAGCCCCTGCTGCTGCAGGCATGCAGATCCACGCCACCGAGCAGATCAGCACGAACATGAAGAAGCTGCCCAACGGCAACTTGCTCTGCATGAACGTGCCGGTCGCCCGAACAGGCTGGCTGCTGTATGGCCCCGGCGAGGTGCCAGTCAAACCCGGACCCAACGGCATCGCCTACGTGGAGCGGACGACGGACGCCTTGTTCGTCGACTCCATCCTGAATAGCCTGAACGCGGCGGCGGTGACGAACAATCATCCGCCTGTCGACGTAACGCCTGAAAACTGGAAGCAGTATGCAGGTGGCTTTGCGCTGAACGCGCGGCGCGGTACCGGAGACGATGCCGACGTCGTGCTGGTCGACCTGATGCTGACAGACCGCTCGCTTATCGCCGATGTGCTGAGTGGCAAGCGCGAGGTCAGCTGGGGCTACGACGCCGACTACCGCGACGACGGTGCCGGGGTCGGCAGGCAATTCAACATGAGTACGAATCACATTGCGTTGGTCGATAAAGGTCGCTGTGGCCCGCGCTGTGCAATTGGCGACCAGGAATATCAACCACCACCGAAGGAAACGAAGATGAAACGAGTCAAGATTCGCGGCAGCCGCCGCACCATCGACGCAGCAGGCCTTGCCGCGCTGCAGGCGACCGCGGACGCAGCCAACGCTGCCCTGCTGGCTGCCAGCGGCCCCGGCGATGATGACGAGGAAGATGAAGGCGACGACAAGTCGATCCACATCCACGTGGGCGAGCCCGCCAAGACGGTCGACAAGGCCATCGAAGACCGCTTCACGGTGCTGGAGACAGGCCTGGGTGGCATCACCGCTACCTTGGCTGCCCTGACGGAGTCCATCGCTGCCCTGGTGCCTGCCAAGACCAACGACGGCGAACCCAAGCCCGCCGAGAAGCCAGCCCTTACCCTGGACAGCGCCGACGAAGACCTGGCCGAGAAGGAAGGCGACGACGACAAGACCAAGGCCGAGAAGGAAACGCTGCGTAGCGCCAAGGAAACGCGCGGCAAGACAGCCGACAGCGCCGCCCTGCAGACCAGCTACACGGAACTGCTGAGTCAGGCCGAGATCCTGGTGCCGGGCTTCAAGGCTCCGACCTTCGATGCCGCCATGAATCGCGCCAGTACGGTCGACCGCATGTGCAACGTCCGCAGCAAGGTGCTTGACCAGTTCAGCATCGACCCGGCCGGCGCCGACCTGCTGAAGGGCCTGAACGGCGGCCAGCCAGTCGATACCGTCAGCATGGACTGCGCCGCCAAGGCCATCCTGTTCAAAGCCGCAGCAGGCGCCAAGGCCCTGCTGAACAACGCCGCCGCTACCCGCGACAGCAAGACGGTGCCGACTCCCCTGCCGGTGGCCGGCATCAAGGCGCCGCTGACCATCGCCGAGATCAACGAACGCAACGCCAAGTACTGGGAGGCCACGCTAGTCAAATAAGCCCCCCACATCACCCTCCCAACTTGAACCAACTCAATCCATTCTAGGAATCGCAACATGAAGAAGACTCTCATCGCCCTCGCCATCGCGGCCATGGCATCTGAACAGCTGGTCCGCGCCAGCACCCGCGACATCGCCTACGGTTTCCGTATGCCTGCCGGCTTCCCTGGTGACGTGAACCGCACGCACCCTTTCAGCGTCCTGCCCCGCCTGATGACACCAACCCTTGCCAGCAAGGTGCGGCTGTATGGCGACCCGGTCGTCTATGACGCCGCCACGAACTCCGTGCGCGGCTTCCTGGCAGGCGACACCGCGGTCACGAAGATCGACGGCATCCTGGTCCGCCCCTACCCGGTGCAGCAGACGACTGGCGGCATGAATGCCACGATCGGCGCAGCCGTGCCACCCGATGGCCCCGCCGTGGTCGACATCCTGCGTGAAGGCTACATCATCGCGCGCTGCAACAACTTCGCCACCCAGCAGCCTGCCATGGGTGGTGCCGTGTTCGTGCGAGTCGCTGCAACTGCTGGCGCCCTGATCCAGGGCGGCTTCAGCTCGGTGGCAGATGGCGCCAATACGGTGGCTATCACCAACGCCAAGTGGTGCGGTCCGACGGACAGCAACGGCATCACGGAAATCGAAGTCATGGCACCTGGCGCCTAAGCCCGGCGTCGAACCAACAACTGCAAGCAACTAGGAACACGATACCATGAGCAAGAATCCATCTCTGAGCAAGTTCGCCCTTGCCATCCTGGCAGGCACCGGCGCATCGGCCGCCGCGAACGCGCCCGCCATCATCCGCGCACGCACCCGCGACCACCAGACCTTCGACAGCGCCCTGATGGGCGTGGCGCCCCTGGATGCCATGGGCAACATGCGCGGCAAGACCCTGGACCATGCCTACAAGACGCACGATGGCGTGCGCACCGTGGACAGCACCGGCGCCTTCCTGATCGGCGAACTCGAGCGCCTGGACCAGACGCTGCATCTGCCGCTGTCGGCAGTCACCTGGAGCCGCGACATCGACCTGCGTACCGACGTCACGCTCGCCGATGAAGTGTCCAGCTTCACGCTGACCGCCTTCGGCAGCGCCGGCAACCTGGGCACCGGCAACGGCATCCGCAACGGCAAGGCCTGGATCGGCAAGGCGACCGACCAGATCGGTGGCGTCGGCGTGGATACCGGCAAGGTCGCCAATCCGCTGACCCCGTGGGCGCTGGAGATCAAGTTCTCCATCCTCGAACTGGAAAGCGCAGCCAAGATGGGCCGCCCCATCGATGACCAGAAGTTCCAGGCCCTGAAGCTGAAGAACGCCATGGACATCGACGAGCAGGTCTACGTGGGCGACTCGACCCTGAACGTCGGCGGCCTCGTCAACAACCCGGCCGTGACCAACGTCAGCAACGTGCCCAATGGCGCCGGTGGCTCGCCCCGCTTCGCCCTGAAGACGCCCAACGAAATCCTGGCGGACATCAACGCCCTGATCATGAGCGCCTGGGCTGCCAGCGGCTGGTCGACCCTGCCGAACCGGATCTTGATGCCGCCAGAGCAGTACGGCTACCTGAACGCCAACACGGTCAGCACTGCCGGCAACATCTCGATCCTGCGCTTCATTCTTGAAAACAACATGATCAAGAACAGCGGCAACGGCAACATCATCATCGCCCCTGTGAAGTGGCTGGTGGGCGCTGGCGCCGGTGGCACGATCGGCACGCCGGGCACGGTCGACCGCATGGTCGCCTACAACAAGGACATGCAATATGTCCGCTTCCCGATGACCACGATGCAACGGACTCCAACCCAGTTCGACAGCATCTACCACAAGACGGTGTACTACCAGCGCCTGGGCGTGGTGGAAGTGGTCTACCCTGAAACCTTCGCGTATCGCGACGGCATCTAAAACCCGCGGGTTTTAGCCATGAAAGCGGCCCCGGATGTCTGGGGCCGC